GCCGTCTAAGCGATGATTCTTTGAAGCAAAATGCGTGCTGGGGATCCGGCTCCGACCGGGTCGACGTCATCGTGGCTGGGTCGCGACTTGATCTTGTTCCAGACGGAGAGGGCTACAGGATCAGCGCGGCGCGACTCGGTGGAATCTGGTATGAATGCGATGGGAAAATTCCTGACGGCGATTTTGAGCCCGTTCTCTTCTGCCGTCCGAGCGGGGATCATTCGATCATAACAAGCTCAGGGATTGTTCAGGGGACGAGGATGATGATCGCTCCTGTCGCTCATGCAAGGGCGAGCAGTCGATCGATCGAGATCTAGAAAAATTGCAAAACTTGTGCAAACGTGACGCGAGTGTGGTATATTATGTTCATAAGGAAAAGATTGGCATGCTTACCACGGATCAAGTCTCTGCTCGGCAGTCCACCATCGGACATTACGGATTTCACTATCCTGATTTTAGCGTTGCGGAGGTTGAGATCCCAACGGGCACTCGTCTTGAAGCCTTCAGCTGGTCTCCCCAGCTCGGTCATCAAGCTTTCAAGTGGGAGAGAGATTCTGGATCGATCGTCATTTGGATCGAATCTGAAAAGCTTAAGTAATCTCCTTCGGACCATGGTGAAACAGGATATCGCAGAACTTGAATACTTAGTCAAGGTAAGGAGTTCAAGTGATTTGTGAGAACTGTTCAGCAGAACACTCGGGAAGCTATGGGAGTGGAAGATTTTGCAATTCCAAGTGTGCAAGAGGTTATTCTACAAAGACAAAGCGAGCTGAGATCAGCAAGAAAGTCTCAGCATCCATTAGACGTGCCCATGGAACGGACTTGCTGACATGTCCGTCCTGTCAGTCCCAGTTCTCATGGGATCATTTTGCGACTGCAGCTGAAAAACTTGGCACAAAGGAAACTAAGTTTTGCAGCAAGACTTGCAAACGAGCAGCGAAAGATTCTCAAAATTGTTCTCCTGTTTTTCGACAGAAAATGTCAGATGCCGCGGTCAGGAGACTAGAGATGGGAGACGTTTGGTTTGGGAAGCAGAATCACATTGAAGCTTTCGGAAAGTCGATAAGGTGTGACTCTCTTCTTGAGAGAAGCTTTGTTCTAATGATGTCAAGAAACTCACTCATCAAAGATGTAAGAAGATCTGGCGTTTGGATTCCCTACGCGGATGACGAAATCAAGCGACAATACAATCCTGACTTTGTTGTTGAGTTTTCTGACGGGACTCTTGCAGTCGCTGAAGTCAAATCTGAAAGAATAGGAAAACGCGACGTCTGGGAAGATTACAGAAAGAAGTCAGAGATCAAGCGCAGACTCCTTGAGGATTACGCAGCTTCCAACGACATGAAATTGATCTGGTACACTCAGAAAACTTCTCCACAAACTTATAAAGAAGTTTGTAAATGCGTTTCACCTGTAGTATAGTATCAATGTGGTTGGAACAAACCAAGCACTCTTCGGAACGTCCTCATACCGGCTTCGTTTCCTAAACGAAGTACCGTAACTGGATTATGCTGGTTCGAGTCCAGCTGAGGACGCCACTTTGAACATGGACGGCGGGTGTACAGTATCCCATGCAAATGGGGAGCACAGCTGAACCGGGACTGATGACGCTGTACGAGCTCCGGGTCTCCATGTTCTTTCTTCAATGCTTCGCTGGCCTAGCGGTCGGGCAACTGCCTTCCAAGCAGTCTAGACCAGTTCAACTCTGGTGCGAAGCTCCACTTCAAAACTCAATATGCCCGATTAGCTCAGTTGGTTAGAGCAACGGACTGTCAAATGGCAGCTTTGGTGGGTAACCACCATCGAAAAGATCGTAAATTCGGTGAACTCCCTGTCGAAAGACGAGACAACGCCGAGCCAAGCCCGAAAGGGAAGGTGTAGAGACTGTAATCGATCCATCCCACCGGGATGATGGCACAGTCCAGACCACGAACGGTGAGAACCGGCGATGAAAATCGAAGTGGCACGTAATCCGTGGGTCCCCTGTTCAAGTCAGGGATCGGGCGCCATATCAATGAGACCGAGCCTGGCGGGCACACCCGACGGGGTGCAGGTTGGTTCAATTCCAACGGGGTCAAACGTGGTTCGAATCCACGCGGTCTCATCACTTTCCCACCCCAGACCGCCGGATAACCGGCACCACTCGCAACCAGTGGTATCTGCGTTAGCACGGTCAGAAAGTTTGAGGCTTCAGTCTCATTCGCGCAGATTAAGGGGTGGGAATTAACAAACAACAGCGGAGACAAAATGATTTACGAAATCGTGATCGTTGCCGACACAAACGATGCTGACTACGTCACAAAGATAAGTGACATTACTCCTGGCGAACTCGAACGATTTACACCTCTGATTGCAGAGATTGCAAAAGTCAAGCACTACAATTGGGACACTTCGGCGTATGGAGATGATGAAGACAAGCCAGAGATCATGTATTCTCAGTTTGCCGAGCTGGTGGAGGAATTTGGGGAGTTTGTCCCGCACGGCGAACACGGTGTTCACACCATCAAGTCTATTGTTTATTACGAAAAGCCCACAAAGATTGTTCTTCTTTAAATAAAAACCATGCAAACCGCCCGCGGGCATGTTATAATAAGAACATAAGCTGGATCGGATCGGACGCCACTAAGAATCTGCTCATTAGATGACCACTACCATTATAGGCGGGTAGCTCAGCGGTCAGAGCAGGTGGCTTATATCCACCCGGTCGTGGGTTCAATCCCCACCCCGCCTACCAATGCCAATGATCGTAAGGCCTGATTCCATTAGATGGGTTCTCCTGAATTAACAGGGCAATACTATGATCCAGCTAATGGAATCCGATCTGACACTCTGGAAAGACAGAGAACTTCTTCTCACCATAGCTCAGCTGGATAGAGCAGCAGCCTTCTAAGCTGCGGGTCATTGGTTCGAATCCAATTGGTGAGGCCATTTCGTTGAAGGTTTACGATGAAACTTCTATCAGTAATTTACCAGCTTGTGAGAGCGATTCACCGCGCTCTGAGGTGCTTCGGAAAGTCAAAGTAGAGGGGGCGTAGCTCAGCTGGGAAAACTTCAAATTTGATTGCAATTTATTTGCTCTCCCAGAATAATTAGGTTTATGTGGACATGCAAACATTGCAAGAATAATTTTGAGTTTGATTCTTTGTCTGATAAAGCTAATCACTCTAGATGGTGCGAAAAAAATCCAAAAAAAGAAAACACTGAGAGCTTAAAACTCGCGCAGTCACTTTCAGTAGAAAAAAGACTTGGGCCGATTCAAGAATTTGAAGTCTTTTGCGAGACTTGCTCCAAACTCTTTATGATTAAAGAGAGAGCAAAGAAATTTCCGTCTAAAGAAAAATACTTTTGCTCAAGAAGCTGCGCAAATTCTTTAGGCGGAAAAGCAAAATCAGAAAAATACAGGATCAATGAACCGAAGCATTACGTAGCTATTGCGTGGAAATACCATGATAAAGTTTGCTGCGTTTGCGACGAAAATAAGATTGTAGCTGTTCATCATTGTGATGAGAATCACGACAATAATGATCCAAAAAATCTAGTTCCTCTTTGTCCAACTCATCATCAGTACATGCATAGCAGATACAAAATCGAAATACAAGATAAAGTTCAGAAATACATCAATGATAAATGGGCTGTAAGTGTTGTCGGGGGCACACGGGCTTTGCAAGCCTGAAGGACCGGTTCGATTCCGGTACGGTCCACCATTCAACAATCGCACGAGAGTGCACAATCAAGGAGAAAAATGCGTAACTTCACGATCTCTGCTTTTGCAGTCGCAGCTCTGGCCCTTGCTGGCTGCCATCATGACGATGACAAGGACGACGACACTGTTACCTGCCCTCAGGATACTGCTGGTCAGGACACTGCCGTGACCGATCCGGTTGACACCGCGGACACCAGCGGTGGCGATACTGCCGATACTTCGACTCCGCAGGATACGGCGTCCCAGGATACCGGGGCTGACACTGGTGCTGGTAGCGACACCGGCGCAACTGATACTGGCGCTTCCAGCGACACTGGTTCCGGCGGCACCGACACCTCGGCTCCCTAACAGATTTTGGGAGAGCTGCTAGGGCGGTGGTCTAGCGACGAGCTGTAAACCCGTTCCCTCAGGGCAAACACTGTCAGTTCGAATCTGACCTCTCCCACCATCGAAGGACTATAGCTCAGTTGGTTAGAGCTAGCGTTTCATACACACTCGGTCACTTGTTCGAATCAAGTTAGTGCCACCATTGTCGGATAACTCAACGGCAGAGTGCCACCCTTACAAGGTGGAGGTTGTGGGTTCAAATCCCACTCTGACAACCACATTCGGGGAGTAGCGCAGTCTGGTAGCGCATCGGTTTTGGGAACCGAGGGTCGCAGGTTCGAATCCTGTCTCCCCGACCACATGACGCGCGGATGGTGGAATGGTATACACGCAGGTCTTAGAAGCCTGTGCCTGACGGCTTGAGGGTTCAAGTCCCTCTTCGCGCACCACCTATAAAATTAGAAAGTTGATTAACCTGAATCAATCGTATGAGTATATTTAGAACCGAGGGTTCGAATGTTTTCATGCGACTGTGAGTTTTTGACAGATTCTCTTAGAACTTTAAGGAGTCATTACGCAGCAAATCACGGCAGCGGAATCTCTTTCTTTGAAAAGTTCGATGACGTAATCACTTCCAATTGGGAAGATTTCCCACAAAGAGCGATTCGCTCGTTCTTACTTTGGAAGTCAAATTACAAATGCACGTCATGTGGATACGAAAAAACACGAGAGTGCGGTGCTTCGATACTTGAAGTTGATCACATCGATGGAAATCATGATAATAACTCTTTAAGTAACCTTCGCATTCTTTGCCCAAACTGTCACGCTCTAACTCCAAAATATCGAAATTGGTCGAACAAAGGAAACGAAAAGCATGCTTCATCACTAAGACCGGGTAATGCTGGTTATAATGAAAGGCACAAGACCCAAGAAGCGAAGAGATTTGAACGACAACTCAAAATTGAAACGAAGAAAGCTCAGACGACTGAGATAAAACGTGATAAGAAGAAAGTTTTTCGAGAGTTTGAAAAAACTAAGATTAACTTTCAGGAAAGGTTTATTCAAAAAGTGAATGAGCTTCATCAATCTAAAGAGATTGACTTTTCAAAGTATGGATGGGTTCAGTTATTAGCTGAACGTTGTAATGAACATCCACAAGTCGTCGGTCGTAGAGTTCGCTCACTAATGCCTGATTTTTATCTTGAACATTGCTTCAGCAGAAGATATAATCATTACATCAAGAATATGGAGAGCATCCGGCCAGATGAGGAAACAGCCTTGAAAACTGTCGCGGGTTAAGAGCCCGTTGTGGGTGCGAGTCCCACGCTCTCCGCCATCTTGCCCCCTTAATTTAATGGTAAAATACCTGTTTTGTAATCAGGCTTTGTTGGTTCGATTCCGACAGGGGGCACCACACGGCCGGCATCTAATAATAGATGCCGGCTTTTTTGATGATAGCAATCAACAACAAAGGAACAATCAACATGAAGCTCGCTAATGTCCTACTTCTTCTTCCTCTCCTCACCCTTGCAGCATGCGGCGGAGATGATGACAAGACCAGCACCGTTGATACCGCAGCTTGCGGTGAGGGTGATACCAGCTCGGTCGATACTGCTGTGACTGTCACCTGCACCGACGCCACGGGCACCTACGACGTCGGCGCCACGTGGACCTGCGAGGATGGCTGCAACTCCTGCTCTTGCCAGGAGGATGGAACGGTCGCTCAGACCGAGATGGCGTGCCCTGATACCGGTGACACGGGCGGTGAGGTTCCCCCTGACACTGGCTCCTCTGATACGGGTTCCTCTACCGACACCTCCACCGAGGGTTGATAAAATGATCGCGATTCTTTCCCTGCTCATCGCATGCTCCGATGCCAGCAACGTTGCGGAGCCCGTAAATCCGCAGATCACGGATGCTGTCACGGTTGATCGTACTAAGCTTGGAGCGTTCCAGCCGCTCCCGGAAAACTTCTTCATTGCGGGAGCGGAGCCTTCTCCTGATCTGATCTTTCTCGGTCGCCGTCTCTTCTTTGAGACCCAGCTCTCGGCCGACGCCAACATGTCATGCTCCACCTGTCATAATGTTGCGAAGGACGGCGCTGATGAGCATAAGTTCTCCCCGGGTCACAAGATGACGCCGGCAGGTCGTAACTCTCCGACGGTCTTCAACGCAGCAGGACAGGCTTCCCAGTTTTGGGACGGTCGAGCAAAGACGGTCGAGGAGCAGGCACTCGGTCCTATCCTCGCTGCGGGTGAGATGGCGATGCCGGATGCCGAGACCGTTGCCCGCGTCCTCAAGGAGGATCCCACCTACGTTGTTGAGTTCGCGAAGGCATTCCCGGGTGAGAAGGATCCCCTCACTTTTGAGAACGTCGGTGTCGCCATCGGTGCCTACGAGCGAACGCTGGTCACACCCTCCAGGTGGGACGCTTTCCTCCAGGGTGACGATGCCGCTCTCACCAACGACGAGAAGCGGGGCCTCAATACCTTCATGGAGGTCGGTTGCACGGCATGTCATAACGGCACTCTTCTCGGTGGTGCGTCTTTCATGAAGCTCGGTGCTGTGGAGCCTTGGCCCAACCAGGCAGACCAGGGGCGATTCGGAGTGACGGGACAGGAAACCGATCGGATGGTCTTCAAGGTGTCTTCCCTTCGCAATTCCACTGAGACGGCACCCTACTTCCACGATGCATCTTCCGAGAGCCTGGGCGCAGCCGTCTACATGATGGGAAAGCACCAGCTTGGTAAGTCTCTCACCCCTGAGCAGGTGACTGATATTGTGAGCTTTCTCGGGTCCACAAAGGGAAATCCAGCTTCCTTCTGAACTTTGGAGACGTGGGTGAGTGGCTCAAACCAGTCCCTTGCTAAGGGACCACCGGCGAAAGTTGGTCGCAGGTTCGAATCCTGCCGTCTCCGTACTAACGGCTCCTGATCAGAGATCGTATACACGGGACCATGCTCGCATGGCGAAATCCCGTCCAAATCGTAGGTTGGCACAGTTCGCGGCTCTGGAGGTATTCCAAAAGCCGCTTTTCTTTTATCTGATACAGACTTAACGGCATCAGGACAAGAACAAATGGCAATTCACATATCAGAAATCAAGCTCCGCCAGATCATCAAAGAAGAATTGTTTCGTGAGTCGAAGGATAACGACCCTCCGGCTGAAATTTCTTACGAAGTTGAGGTCCCGCACCGGCCGCATGATCATGATGAGGAGATCGCTGATGCTATCCAGAAAGCTCAGACGAAAGCTATCGACGATCACAGCGCGAGATATGATATAAGCGATGATCACGGTGATGGATATAAGAAACTTGGGAAGACAAAGGGCGGAAAAATTCGATACAAGGTCTACTTGTCCCATATCAAGAGGTAGCAGGAGAAAATTATGAGCTCTACACCGACTCTCCTTCGCCAGCTTATTCGTGAGAGCATCTCTCGACCCAAAATTTACGTTCTTGTCGGACCTCCCGGAGTCGGAAAGTCGCACTGGGTTCGACAGAACGTGCGTGACGCTTATATCATCAGCAGGGATGACATTGTTGATGCAGTTCGAGCTCCTCACGGAATCAAATACAATGACACGTTTGGCCCAGCGGGTCGTCACATCTCAAAGGAAGTTGATAGAGAATTTCGTAATCGTGTCGCGGGAGCAGCCCAGTCGGGTCAGGATATAGTCGTTGACATGACAAATATGGGGGTCGGTTCCAGAAAGAGCGCTCTGAAAGCCATTGCGGGACGTGAGAGAGAATATGAGAAGATTGCTGTCTTCTTTGACTATCGCGGGATGGAGAGCAAAGTGCAACGATCGGTCGATCTCCGTGCTGCAGAGCTCCAGGACAAAAACTTGAGCCCTGCAATCATGCAAAGCATGTTTAATCGTCTGGAACTACCGACACGAGAAGAGGGTTTCGATGATATTATTGTCGTTGACCCGTCAGAGACATTAAATCGTCCCTAGCTCCTCCTATAGTTAGAAGAGGAGCGACAATGAACAGAATCCCACGTTTACTACTTTTCGCCCTTCTGCTGCCACTCGAGAACGGCTGCATGGATTCTGAGCTTCATCCGGTTAAAGATCCGCCTCCGGATGGGACGCCTGCGATCCAGGTCGACCCGGAGTCAATTGACTTTGGGATCGTTCCAGCGGGTGAGAGCTCAGCTAGCATCATAACGATGTCATCGGTGGGTTCTGTCGCTCTCAATGTGACAGCGATGCAGATAGGAGAGGGACGAGAGACGTTCACGCTCCTTGAGCCATTGACGGGAACATATGAGCCTGATGATTCTGTTGAGCTAACGATCACTTACAATTCAGATGGGAGTGAAACAAGCGGTGTCCTTCAAATCCTTTCTAACGATCCTAGCCATCCTAATACTAGTGTGCCTCTGCTAGCTCACGCAGAGATCAATGTCGATACGGGAGAGACAGGCGATACTGCACCGCCACTTTCGCAACCCGTTGCAGTCTGCTCCGTTGATCCGATTGAGGTGGAGGCGATTCACGGATCAGCCGATTGGGTCGGAAATTCTTCATACGATTCAGATGGTTCAATCGTTGATTATCGCTGGACGTTGATCTCGTCACCAGCGGGTGCAACAGCAACAACGCCAGCTGGAACTGCGAATCGTCGTAACTTTGTTCCTGATGTCGCTGGAGAATACATCGGAGAGCTTGTAGTGGTCGACAACGATGGCCTAGAGTCGGAGCCGTGTCAGGCGACCTTGAACGCCACCGCTGGTAGCGGTCTCTGGATCGAGATGTTCTGGACCTACTCGGGAGATGACATGGACCTTCACCTCCTGGATGACGGTGGGGTCCTGACGGGAACATCCGACTGCTATTACGCGAACTGCACCTGGGGCGGACTTAACTGGGGCGCCGCAGGCACTGCTGACAACCCCGTTCTCGATCTCGATGACATCATGGGAACTGGTCCCGAGAACATCAACATCGACTCACCGGCACGAGGGACCTACACGGTCTACGTGCACGACTACCCAGGTTCCGTCTACATGGGTCAGAACGACGTTACGGTGAGTGTGTATCTTGGAGGCTCTCTCATCTGGACTGACACTAGAAACGTCAACTCGGAAGGTTGCTATGAGCCGTTTGTTGAAGTCAACGTTCCTGGAGGGGCTACGACCGATCTTTACGGCAGCTGTAGATGATTTTTAAGATTGTCGACTACTGGTTCAGGCTCTTCATGTGGATGCTGCTTGATCCGATGGGTCGAACATTTTTCTGGATCTCAGATGTCACGTTGCTAATTGCGTGCGCATCATTTCTGTGGTACACAAAGGATGAAAAGAAATGAGATGGAGAACGTCAGGTGAGTCACCAGCCGGGAGGCATAAACTCTCGGAGCCGCGCGCGAAGACAAAGGCACCACATGACCCGACTTATGGTCACGAGCCTGACATGCTTGACGCGCCGGGTCTCATGGTGGAACCTGACGTTCGTCGTAAGATCGCAAAATACTTCAAGCAGATGAGGCTTCGCGAGATGATAGAGGAAATTATCGATGAGATGATTAGGTGAAGTGACCTAGATCAGCCAGAACAAGCTCACCTGTCTCCGGCCTTAGCATGATGTTGTTTCCGTGAACGTCAGACGGATTGATGTTCATTGACTTTAGATCCTCAAGTGCGCTCACGAGTTCCCGGACTCCCTTGATTCTTCCAAGCGGTCCAGGGACTTCTTTCGTCGGCTCTTTCGGAACCGCTCGACGTCCGAGCAAGCTCGTTATTGAGCTCATTATCATCTGATTCAACGACTGTATTGAACCAGGTCTGGTGATTCCAAGCGCGCGGCACCAGAGCTCAACTTTCTTTCCAATCGCCGATCTTAGTCCGTCAATGGCCGAGAGCATTATTCCACTACCTTGATCTGTTACCTCAGGGTCATAAGATGCGGAGACCAGCATTTTCTTAAGTCTGCTGAATTCTTCGGCTGGGTCTGATTTTCTTGGAGCACCGGCAATCGCTGCGTCGACCGCGCGCTTCGATCTGCTCATTGCCTCATCAACGACTGCTGAGAAAGCTTCACGATCGCTAACAAGAGAGCCTAAAGAGTGGATGGATCGAGTCGCTGGCTGGGTAATGAGATCGAACATATTTCCCGGTAGCTCCTCGAGTCTCTCCATGACAATGACACCCAGATTCTCTGGACTTCCAAAGTCATCAGTTGGAAGCGGAACTCCCAGGTCCTCTAGCGTTCTGATCTTATAGATCACTGGCATATGGCGAGCAACCCGGTCTGGTAGTCTGACAATCGCTTGCTGGGCGCGTTTGTAGCTCTCGATCTCATTCAGGGGCTGAATCTTAAGAATTACGTTTTCATTTCTCTCGTCGACGGCTGAGAATGTGTAAGCTCCGTACAGCCTCTTGGATCTTGACAGGTATCGAACGTCGGCCAATCCCATCTCTTCTGCGACATCTTTGGCCACACTTTCCATCTTCGCTCGTCTCTGCACAAACGGATCTGCTGGGACATGGTGGGCTGGTAGTGGCGCGGTGGCGTCCGATTCCAGCATCAAGCGTATCAGCTTTCTTAGGTTTCCGTTCATCTTGTTAAATATTCGTTGCAAATTGAACTCGTCACCAGTATAGTCTTTCTGTTGGCCCCGGTAGACCAGCGGCAGAGTCAGGAGACTTAAAATCTCTGTAGGGCGGGTTCGAATCCCGCCCGGGGCACCACTCTGTTTATAGTCTCAGTAAAAGAGTTAAAATTAACGTCTCAAAGGAGAAGCACAATGAAGTTCGTCATTCTTGCAGTTCTCGGTTCTCTCTTCCTCGGTGGTTGCACCGGTGGTAAGGACGATACCGGCACTGATACGAGCTCTGCCACTACGGCCGAGTGATCCTAAAGCTCAAAATAGAGCGACGGCTGGCACTGGTTGCCAGCCGTTTTCATATTTACGAGCGGAGAAAATTAGCATGCTAACTGCAATTGGCGACGTGATGAGGAAGTGCTACGATCGTGGATGGATCACAAATCGTGACGGAAATATCTCACTGTGTCGTAATAACTCGAAGACTCTGTACATCACGCCTTCAGGCTGGAGGAAGACTATCATCCACCCAGAGCATATCGTGAAGTGCAAGCTTGTCGATGACGGCGTAATCGCTCCTTCCGGACAAACCGCAAGCGGTGAGCTTCATATGCACTGGCTCATTCAGAAGGATTTCACAAAAACCCGCGCCGTCGTTCATGTTCACGCGACCCATGTGGTTGCAGCAATGTTTGCAGGTTGGGACCTTCAGGAGCTCGCCAGACAGTTTCCAGAAGTGAACCGGTACACCCGAGTAGGGCCTAACGTACCTGCCCTGCCGGCAACATCACGTGAACTGGGCGATATGACTGGGGTGCATCTGGGGTGCCTACCGGACGGGTCGCTCCAGTATGATATCGTAGGGCAAGCGAATCACGGGGTCTGCGCAGTCGCTGGTGATCCGTGGTCAGCTTTTGAGCACGTTGAGCGTCTCGATCACATCTGCGAGATTGTGCTAAAAAGTGGCGTGAAGCCGAAATAAAGATCACAAATTCGAACTCAGGTTAATATCTAAAACAAGAGGATTAACTTATGTTCGAATGCGAAAATTGCTCAATCTCTCATGATGCCTCGTATGGAAGCGGAAGATTCTGCAGCGCAAAATGTTCGAGGTCATTTTCGACTAGATCGAAGAGAAAAGAGATAAATGAAAAAGTCTCAAAGTCTTTGTCTGGTAGAGAATGTCCCAAAGATTTTGAGTGTGATGGGTGCGGTAAAAAATTCGGTTCGAAGATGGCTCTGATAGGGCACAAGTCAAATTGCGATAAAAATGATGCAAAGCTTGAACGCGAAAGATATAATCAAAACAGATTGGAAGTCAAGCTAAATGCTTCATTTGAAGAACTTTCAATCATCTTGAAAAGAGAAAAAATTTTCCGTGAACAATCTGGTAAATGTAACCATTGCGGATTAGAAAACTGGCTCGGACAAAAAATAACTCTAGAGCTTGAACATCGCGATGGAAACACAAATAATAATGACAGATCGAACCTAGAGCTTCTTTGCCCAAATTGCCATTCTCTAACTCACACGTGGAGAGGCAGAAATAAAAGCAAAAGTAACTCTAGAAAAAGAGTGAGTGATGAAGATCTTTCAGAAGCACTAAAAAGCAGCTTGTCAATTCGTCAGGCGCTGATTAAAGTTGGTTTAGCTCCTAAAGGTGCAAACTACTTCAGAGCGAAAAAGTTAAAAGAAAATTTAACGGGCCTTTAGCTCAACTGGCAGAGCAAGGGACTTTCAATGGAAGCTTCAGGGAGAAATCTCTGTCGAACACAGCCCAAATTCGGGGAACTCTTAACAGGTAATGCTGATGACAATCCCGAGCGAAGCCCGAAAGGGAACGTGTAGAGACTAGAGGGGCTGCACCCTAACGAGAAAGACGAGGGTGATGGTATAGTCCAGACCACGAACTGCAAAGGCGACGAAAGTCGAAGTGGTATGTAATCCCAAGGTTGTGGGTTCGATTCCCACAGGGCCCACCATCTGAAGGTTTCAGGAAACCCTTCCAAAAAACGGAACCATGTTGGGGCGTCGTTCAACGGTAGGACAGCGGGCTTTGACCCCGCGAATTAAGGTTCGAATCCTTGCGCCCCAACCACATCGATCCCATCGTCTATCGGTTAGGACTCGAGACTTTCAATCTCGTAAGCTGGATTCAACTCCCAGTGGGATCACCAGATGCTGTTGATTCGTCAACTGCAGTAGCGTGCAAAATCATGGGGTTGCGCGCTCGAGAGGCACAAACTTATTGCAATCCACGGGTCTGAGCGCTCGAGATTGGGACCGAGGTCTCTCCGGTCTTATAACACGCAGGTCGTACCGATCAGCTTCAGTGACCAGACCGTTGTTTGACCAGTTGAACGTCCTCACGGTACTGGGGGTCAGTAAACATCCGCCGGGTCGCCGAATATTTATCGGGGCCCGGCGGTTTTTTCTAGGAGGTAAACATGTACAGGCAAATCGAAATTTTCAGCGATCTGGTCGCCCTGCAGCTTGGGATTGTCCACCCGACAGTCGCATGCGCATCGAAGGACGATCGTCCGAAGAGCATCGACGAGGCACTCGCCTCCATGTCAGAGAGAGAAGCACGCGTCTGCAAGCGCAAGTTTCGCAAGCTCCTTCGTCAGCGCAGCAATCCCAAGTTTCGTAATCGGTGGAATCCGCGTCGGCGTCGCAGCGAGGTGATGCTCGACATTCGAGCCCGCGCGTGGTCTATCGCTCAGGCCACGGGGAATCAGCTCACGGATAATGATGAGTAGGGCCCTTCTGCTGGCCTGTTGTTTAGGAGTTTTTCTTTGGCCATCTAAGGTTGCGGTCCCACCGCAGCCTGCTCCTAATCCATTCCCTGTAACTTCATTGTTCATTCTTGACTCAGATCAAGAAGCTGTAGCTCATCAAGTTGAGGAGCGTTTGAGAGAGCATGGATTCTCAAATGAGCTCATTATCGGAGCACTTGTCAACGCTTATGCCGAGAGTGGTCTTGATGTTTCTGTTGTTGGCAAAGCTGGTGAGCGTGGCATCTTTCAGCTCAACCCGAAAGGTCTTGGCCACAACATGACGAAGGAAGAGATGAGAGATGTGGTCACATCGGTAGATCGTATCGCAAAAGCTGTTCGAAAGAACGAGCGTGTGATGGCTCTCGAAGAAAGTGAAGGAACTGCTACTCAGCACGCTCTCGCTTTCTGCAAGGAGATCGAACGCCCGAAACACAAGGAGCGAAAAGCACGTGAGCGTGTCAAGCTCATGGAAAAAATTATGATCGATTGATGATAGTGTTTGGGCTCGCTTCGGCGAGCCCAAACTGTTTCTGGGGCATACTTAAGGATGGAGACGAAACCTTGGCAACGGATGACCAAAAAATAAGGGCGCAACAGCTACTCCGGAGGGCGCTAAAGGATCTGGAGCAGGCAGCCAGGTTACTGGACCTACAGGATGCCGCGGTGCTCCAGAGGCTCCGGAGTGCATCCCGTGAGGTTAAGATTGCGGAGTCCCAGCTGCGATGATTGAGCTTCTCAGAAAATTGATACGTGAGGAGCTTGGGCGTGACCTGAAGTCTCCTCGACCCGACCCGCTCACATGGAAAGATTACCCTGGTGTCCACGTTATGATCACTGCTGATCCGGTCGGCGGGGTCTACATCGCCCAGGTTAAAGTTGATGATGATGATTCGCTCTCGACACCATCGCGTCGTTTCAAGTCGGAGAATGATGCGATGTTTTGGGCACGTGACAAAGCTGATCGAGCCTACAAGAGTCTGCTAAACTCTCCGGGTTTCGATCCGAACAAGCCAAAATTCAAGTAAATCTTTCTGTTCATACCTGCTGTGCAGTTTACAATTGACTACACACCCATGAGGACATCAGAATGATTTCGTACGAGAGCTTCTTCCCGTTTGGCGCAATCCGTGACCAGCAGCGTGAGGCGATCGAGTTCGCTCTCAGCGAGTTTGAGAGCGGAAAGAGGTTCGTTATTGTCGAGGCAGGGACCGGTGTCGGCAAATCCGCCATCGGTGTCTGCATCTCTCGAGCTCTTTCGAACTGGCTTCCCCATCAGGAGGACTACAAGCGAGGGTCTTACTTCCTCACGACCCAGAAGATCCTGCAGGAGCAGTACCTTGATGACTTCGGCGGTTGCAAGGGCCCGATGACCTCGATTAAGTCGAGTTCGAACTACCAGTGCAAGTACCACAAGAAGCAGTCTTGTGGTGAGTCGCAGCGGCTTCTCAAGCTCGAGCAGGACAAGACCTCCAAGTTTTTCCGTACCTGCTCGTTCAGCTGCAATTACAAGGAAGCAAAGGGAAAGTTCATGGAATCTCCGGAGTCCATCACTAACTTCTCCTACTTCATGGCTGAAACGACCTACGCGGGCAAGCTTCTTCCCCGTGATGTTCTTGTTATCGATGAGGCTCACAACTCAGATTCCGAGCTCAGCAAGTTTATCGAGGTCTCAGTTTCTGAGAAGTTTGCCCAGACTGTTCTGAACCTCCAGATGCCGAAGACTCTCAACAGCGAGCGAGCTGCATTCGACTGGATCAAAAACGTCTACATCACGAAGCTCACCTCTCATCTAAAGCATATCGAGGCGATGTTCGAGCAGCATGCTGGTCTTCGTGAGAAGGTGAAGGAGTTCGACGCTCTATCGCGTCAGATTGAGATGCTTGACAAGCACATGTGCAAGGTGAATCGATTCATCGATCTTTTCGATGAGGACAACTGGGTCTTTAACATCACCGAGACTGAAGATCGAAAGACCCGTCGGCTCGAGTTCAAGCCCATCGATATCTCTCCGTACTCGGAGCAGTCGCTGTTCAAGTTCGGTCGAAAGGTTCTCATGCTCTCCGCCACGATCCTCAATCAGCGTGCATTCTGTGAAAGTCTCGGCATTCCACTCGAGCAGACGGCTTTCATCAGCCTTCCGTCTCCCTTCCCGGTTGAGAATCGACCCGTTCTCGTGAGCTCGATCGGTAAGATGAGTGCTGCGGAGATTGACAACACTCTTCCGAAGCTTGCCGAGGCGGTCCGGCAGATCCTCGCCGCTCACCCGAACGAGAAGGGCATCATCCACTGCCATTCTTACAAGGTGTCCAGCTACATCATGAAGAACATCAGGAGTAAGCGTCTCTTGACTCACAAGTCCGAGGATCGTGAGGATGTTCTCAACCAGCACATCAGCAGCAAGGAGCCGACGGTTCTCGTAACCCCATCGATGACTGAAGGAGTTGACCTCAAGGGAGACCTAAGTCGATTCCAGATCATCTGTAAGGTGCCGTATCCTTACCTTGGTGACAAGCTGGTCCAGAAGCGCATGCGAAAGTGGAGCTGGTGGTACCCTCTTCAGACTGCAAAGACCATCATCCAATCACTCGGTCGTTCAATCCGCTCTGCAGATGATCATGCAATCTCCTATATCTTGGACTCTGATTGGGATAGATTTTACGGACAGCAGCGGGACATGTTTCCTGAGTCGTTCCGCGAGTCTATTCACAAAACTTAGGAGATACTTTGTCAGAGATTCTTGATTCAGTCGATGATCTTCGCATTCTTGCAGACATAAAGAGCGAGCGACTCATCGTCACATCAGGTGGATTTGATCCGATGCACGTCGGTCATTTACGTTGCTTAATAGAGTCTGCTAGTCTTGCGCAGAAGATCGGTGGAAGGACCAAACTAGCCGTCATCGTCAATGGTGACGGCTTTCTTCTGCGCAAGAAAGGATACGCATTCATGCCAGCATCCGAAAGGATGGAGATCATCGCAGGTGTGAAGGGGGTCGATTACGTTGTTCCATGGGACGATGGAAGTCAGACTGTCACGGGTGCCCTGGCTATTTTGAAACCCTTCGCATTCACAAAAGGGGGAGACAGGGACGCAGCCTCGAACGTTCCCGAGTTTGACCTTTGCGAGCAAATGGGAACTCAAGTGATTTTCAATGTTGGAGGAGGAAAAGTTCAATCGTCTTCCACACTCGTTGATGCGCTTAAGTCCAAGTCGTGATATTTAAGATGCATGAAAACATCGCAGCTTGTCAAAAGCCTAATGTCCAAACTGGAAGACGGGGTTGAGATCAATAAGACCTCGAATTTTTCTATTTTTATTGACAAGGGCCTTAAGATTGAAAAGAAGGACCAGAAAATCATTAGAGATTTTCTGTCTCTTTGCGTCGACTCTTTAGAACTTGAGGGAGAGTATAAATGCTTTCTCAGCGCAAATAGGAAGAGATCGCACATCGTAACAACTGCAATTTGCTCATTCAGCGAAAATAGAATCAAGATCTACTGTCATGGGAGATCTTTGGCTGATATGCTAAGATCTATCGCTCATGAGGTTTTTCATCTCAGACAGCACGAATTAGGTCTTGTCCCTGAAAAAATAACGAAACCTCACCACCTTAGTCCGATAGAATGGCAAGCTAACATTGCCGGTGGTTCATTGCTCAGCTACTTTGCGCAGAAAGTTGGTAAGGATAAAATTTACCGTTAAGTTCCCTGCATCTGAACTTGTTCGGAAGTTGTTTATAAGATCTATTTAACTTTAGGTCATTATGAAAGCGAAAAAACAAAAAGAAAGATCAGCTGGTTTCGTAATTGTTCGAAGAAACGGTACAACGTGGGAAGTACTCGGTCTCAGAGTGTGGGGAAAGATTGATATCCCAAAAGGACACGTTGAGGTTGGAGAAAGTGATATTGATGCTGCAGTGAGAGAGTGCAGAGAAGAAGCTGGTATCAATGTTTCTTCATCTGACATGCTGTGGGGGAACCATTATTTCGTTTCCGAACGCCCTCACAAAGATGTTATCGTCTACATCGCATCTACGGATCAGGAGCCGGAGATACTCATGAATCCCGAAACAAAGCAGTACGAGCACGATGGCTATCATTGGCTCACTTGGGACGAAATGAGAAGAAGATGCTATCCTTATCTTCTGGGAGCTATCGACTGGGCAGAGTCGACCGTTAAGAATAGATCAACATAACGTTCACCATCGTTTATCTCTTAACCATCGAATGAGTACAATTCAAACGATGAAGCGCAGACTCACAAAAAATCCCGAAAACAGCCAAAAGCTCTGGAGATCTTTTGCTTCTGATCTTCTTAGAAAGTTAAAAGAAAGAAGTATTTTCGTAAATCTTGGAGATTCTTCAATCTCTCTTTGCGAATGTGAGAGTATTAGAGCTATTTCAGAAACTGTTCCTGAGTCTCCCACCAGGAACCTCCTTCTAAAATGCTTGCTTGACGCTGAGCAGCAAAGCGCTGGTGGTTCTTTTGTTGCTCTTTCTGAGATCGCTAGATCAAAAAACTTAGATCTGGACTTTGGTCATAGGTTCAGTGTGGATGATCTTAGGAAGAGTCTGCTGTCTCTATCTGACCAAATAGTCTCTGACATTGTGGTTGATTCAATTTCGATAGCTGGGAGAAACGGAAAGATCGTCTTAGACTCTAGTGACGTTCAAAAGACAGAGATCACCTACGGAACGCAATCATGTCGATGGCATCCACCGTCAGATTTTTTTGCAGCTGCGGGTCAATCTAAAATTGCAGTCCAGAATTGCAAAATAGTCTTTATCGATGGAATCATTGAAAGCGTCTCAGAGTGTCATAGGATATTTCAAGACTCTTACGACAAAAAAATTCCCGTTGTTATCTTCGCAAGAGGATTTAACGAAGAGGTCATCGCGACCTCAGCCGTCAACATCAAGAGACAGACGGCACGAGTGGTTCCTGTGGTGATTCCATTCGATGAAGTTGGAGTGAATGGGATGGCAGATCTTGCGAATTGCTTTGGCGCGGAACCTGTATCGGCGGACAAAGGACAGCTTATCTCATCGGTTGATCTAGATTCCTGCGTTGCTGCTGATCAAATTGTCTGTAACTTGTCATCTACTGAGATTGAGTTTAAAGAGAATAGAGTTTCTAACGTTGTTTCTAGATTAGCATCAAAATTATCAAGCTGCGATCAAGATCAGTCAGATCTCATCCGGCGTCGTCTTGGCGCACTTGGTTCTGGTCTCGTAACAATAAAGATCGGTGCTGACAAGAAGTCACTTTCCGGTATTCAAAGAGATCGTGTTGATTTTGGACTTCGATACGCAAAATCGTGCATGTCTTCCGGCGTAGTTAATTACTCCGGCACGCTTCTTCCATTCTCAGCTTTAAAAGCTGGAACATCGAGCTCTAAATCTTTCATTTCTATTCTGACCAAGTGTAGCACCATTTTGGAGGTTGACAAATGTGGTTAGACCCGAGCGGAAATCAAAACGATTTCTCACAGATAATTTCTCAAATTGACAACGAGTGCCAGGTGTTTGTGGGATCGGATTCCCAGCTTTCGTCAGGTTCTTGGGTCTTTGCCTCGGTCATTTGTCTCTACTGGCCCGGACGGGGCGGTAAGTATTTCTTCAAAAGAGACAAAAGAGTTAGATCAACTTACGCGTGTCTTGAGGACAGGCTCCTGTCTGAAGTTCACAGCTCAGTTACTGTAGCCGATCAGATAAGAAAGATGAATCCTAATCTTCAAATACACGTTCACGCTGATATCGCGTCGAATCCCAAGAACAAGTCTAATCGGGTCGCAAAAATAGCTCAGAATTACATTTCTGGTATGGGATTCTCTCCGACAATCAAGCCAGACGCTTGGGCTGCTGCAACAATAGCTGACAGACTCACAAAATAACCTTTACTTTTTTGAGCTTTATTGTGAATTTTAATGGAGAGGAAAAAATGAGTCTTGAATCTGATGTCGGTAGAGTAACGCATGACGTTCTCGGTGCAATTTCTGATAACGTAACGGCTAACTTGACCTTGGTCCTAAAGAACGAGATGAAGCTTTCGGACGATCAGGTTGTTCGTGCGACAAGCATCGTAAAGTCAACGATTGAGAGTGTGGGGTACAACGGCGTTAATCAGTACATCTCGCTTTTCAAAGAAATTCAGAAAGAGTCTGATGCTCCCAAGAAGAACAAGCTCTTCGGGTGAAACTTGCAAGGGATCAAGCACTTAATTCAATGTCATTGCATTCTTCCACAGTTTAAGAATGCTGCTGATCCCGTATTTCATAAGTTTGCAGTTTTTTCTGTGATTGATGATTCTGACACTGTCCAACCGAAATTTGCTCAATGCAATAACTGTGGTGTCATTCATAAAATCACAGATATCTGTAAATCAGAGTTGACCTCAAAAGAAGATGCAAAATCTCTTCCGAATATTGAAGACATAAAATTTTCAATATCTCAAGATCTTATCAGAGTCTTAGAATCTTACCAATGTGACATTGCTACATGGGAGCAGGCCGAGTGGATTTATCTCACTAAATCTTGGGATCAGTGGATAACACTAGCTAAAGAGGAAGACGAGGTGGGTGACCTGCACGGTAAGAGATTAATTTTTGTAGATGACGGAAAGTTCAGGATAGAGGCGTTCTAATGACTGAGAAAGTTGGACAAACAGAGACTGAGAAGTGGGCGCAGGAAACTCTAAAATCAAGACAAATTGTCTCTGAAATATTGAAGTTTGGCGTAAATCAGCGTCAAATTCTAAATATCATTAAGCTTTTGGCAATGGAGCTGGAAGACAGAGAAGCCCTAATGGTCATCTCTACAGTTGCCAAAGAAGCGCTCGAAGGAGCGCAAGTTTCTTCAAACATCATAACAACGGAGTAAAAAATGGCAAATGAAGCAATCGCTGAGACTTGGAATCGTGTTAAGACCCTAATCGAGTCGATGGATCTTGACATCCAGAAGAATGCAGGCGGAAACGCGTCTGCTGGTGTTCGTGCTCGTCGTGGACTCAGACTTCTGAAGAAAGAAGCTGCGACTCTTATCAAGTCCATGGTCGAGGTTGAGAAGAGCAGGAAGGCTGCAGAGTAACATGCCAGCATCTCTCTATCGACTTGCTGGAAAGCCGCATTTTGCTGAGGTTTCGACCGACGACCAGGCAACTCAAGAAATTGTTGAAGCCCCCGTGGAGCAAGCTCCTATAGAGATCAAAGAGCTTGTAACCGAGGTGGTAGAAAGCGTTCCGGTTCAGACCGATACGACCCCCGCACCTGAGCCGATCGACGCAAACGTTGTTGAGACTGCTCCTGTTGTGTCTTGGGATCCGACTTGGACCAAAGCGCAGTTGACCGAAGCGGCAGTTTCGATGGGTCTTACCGTCTCTCCCACAAGCACAAAGGCTGATATCATCGCTCTTTTGACAGCTGCAAGCAAGTCTTAATCGCGAAATTATAGGCGAGGCCTCACTCCACAGATATCTTCTGGAGTGAGGCCTTTTCTAGTTGACAGACTCTCATTCTCGTGATGTTGAATATATCTCCAATCTGCTGAAGAGTCATACCTTCATCATTCTGGGATGCAGCGATGATCGCGCAGTTCATGTGACAGGATGAATTCATCCACTGCCTGCATCCCTTCTTCTGACATTGCGCTCCACGCTTTTCATGCTCAGCAAAGCAAGTGGTGCCAATCACGGTATCTGTCAATTTGTTCTCCATTTGATGTTACCTTTGTCTCTTAGATGATATCTTTACTTGAGAGGCGAGTATTTTCAACCTCGATAGGAAAAGTTGAGTACCAGAAAGATTCTTGTAGTTGATACGTCGGTTCTCCTTCATGACATGCAGAGCATTCACTCATTTCCCGGAAATGATGTGATTCTTCCGTTAGTGGTGCTTGAGGAGTTGGATCGATTCAAGGAGCGTCAAGACCTACTCGGATCGTCAGCTCGATACGTGAACAGGTACCTCGATCAGCTCCGTCAGCAGGGAGGTCACCTTCACGATGGTGTCCAGGTGCCGGGGGACCAGACCATTCGGGTTGAGAATGAGATGAGCCCTATGGGCATCCAGATGCCCTCTGGCCTCGATTCATCCAAAGGTGATAACCAACTTGTTATCGTGGCCCTGGGCCTAAAGCAGAGACACCCAGGGGTGCCTGTGAAGGTCGTAACGAAGGACATTAACCTTAGAGTGAAGTGCGACGCGCTGGGTCTTATCGCGGAGGATTACTTCCGCGATCACATCAGGAGTGTGAAGGAAGGTCGCCAGATGTACTCAGGTCAGGAGACGATTGAGCTCGCTGATCGTGACATTGATACCTTCTACTCCAGGAAGGAGCTTGAGGTCGAGGAATGGATGCCTGAGCTCTTTCCGAATCAGTTTGTGTACGCTGTCTCCGATCTTGATCCAAAGAAGTCTTTTCTTGCAATCCATAAGAACGGAAAGCTTCTGCCCTTAAACTACAAGTGCAACAGCATCAATGCTAGGAGCAAAGAGCAAAAGTTTGCTCTTCACGCTCTGCTTGATCCAGAGATTCCCCTCGTCTCTCTTTCAGGTCTTGCTGGATCCGGTAAGACTTTCCTTACTCTCGCAGCTGGAATGCAGGGTTTCAGTGAGAAGACGTACAAGCGTATCATCATCACAAGATCAATTGAGCCCGTCGGTAAGGAGCTTGGCTTCCTACCCGGTGATATCAACGACAAGATGGCTCCGTGGCTATCTCCGATTGTCGACAACTTCAGGCAAGCGTTTGGAGAATCAACATTCTTTGAGATGATGAGAGCCCGAGGTGATATTGACGTTGCTCCGCTCTCTTTCATTCGTGGTCGAACATTCGCTGATGCTTTCATCATTGTTGATGAGGCTCAGAACACGACAATTCATGAGTTGAAGACGATCATCACGAGAACTGGTAAGAACAGCAAGATCGTTCTCCTTGGAGACACTGATCAGATTGACACTCCTTACATTGACAGCTACTCTAACGGTTTGACTATTTCTGTTGAAAAGCTAAAGACTTCTCATCTCACAAGTCATATTACTCTTGAGAGAGGAGAACGGTCGGAACTCGCGACTCTCGCAGGTCAGATGCTCTAGCTCAGAATACTTAGTGCTGGAGGCGGGCTGTGCCGACGAGGATCGATCTACAACGCTACAAAAAGACGTATCCATTCCTGCGTCGTGAACCCAGAAATTACTTCCTGACGGAGTCTGACTTGGCTAATGTGAATATAGACGCTGCAATCGCTACTTTTGGCGGTAGCGATGAGCTTACGTATAGCTTTCCTACTGGCAAGTTTTCTCTTCCACCGAAAGTTACTGTTACTCCAAAAGGAGCAACTGCGAACTTCAGCGTGTATATCGTAAGTATTTCGGCTTCAAGCGTCACTTTAAAAGCTTCCACTCCGACTAGCGATTCTGTCCATATCCATGCGATTGAGGTTCTAAGTTAATGTCAGCAGATTTTCGCGCAAGACAGATACGCGTTAACCAGATCATCAACTCTGGAAGCACTGCATCTTCACCGCTTCTGATCTATGGGCTTGGTTCTGCAACGGATCAGTCAGGTGGGTTCTTCGCATCACATTTCACGACCGGATCTGATACCTGGCTTTTCATTTCAGGAACTGCAGGTTCTAAAAATTCATCATCTCGTGGAGTTGTCACTTTCAAGGGTGACGTCGTCATTTCAGGTACAATCTACAACTCAGCGGGCGCGTCATATTCTGTCGGAGGAGGGGGCGGAGGCACAAGCAACTGGAATGAGCTTTCCCCATCCCCACGTCTCAACTCAACCGCTTCAGTATCCATTGCGGGAGCTCTGGGGTCAAGTTACGCAGCCCAGAACGCCGGTTCCGATGTATTCTTCTTTGTCAGCGGAACATCTGGCATTACTGATGCTACTGCTAGAAAGTCTGTGTTCGGTGGCGATGTCGTCATCTCTGGATCACATTACGTAATTGGTAACGTAACGGGAACAAACGCTCAATTTTCGGGTGACGTTGCGGTCGACGGTGGAGATATTACCACAACTGCGTCAACGTTTAACCTTGCAACTTCAGCAACAACTCTCAACCTCGGATCAAGCACAAGCAGGGTCGTAGTTCCGGGCGATCTTGAAGTCCAGGGAACGACTGTAACTGTTGACGCTTCCAATATCACGGTTGAAGATCCGCTCATAGGTCTTGGTTTCACCACCGGATCGGTGGCTGGATCAGCTGGAGATCGTGGATTCATCGGTGGTATCACGGGAGCTGGTAACAATGTCGCTTTTGCATGGTCGAACAACAGCGGGTCATTTGTCGCCACAAAGACAACATCCACTCCCGGCGCAACTGCAATTGCTGTTAGCAGCTTGCAGCCGATCAGAGCTTCATCTCTTCAAGTCAACGGAACAACAGCTTTTATTACGTCTTCAGACGGTTCGACGCTAGTTGCCAGCGGAACTGCAGTCCAGCTGAAAGCTGCTTCTGGAAATACGGTTAAATTCTTTGAAGCTGAGTCTGAGTACATCTCTTTTTCAAGATCTGGTGGTTCATCAGCTCTCATTCGATCGACAGAAGCTGCTTTTCCGTCGTTGTATCTCTCTGGCAGCTCAGTCCACATTGATTCGTACTCTGGTCTTACATGGTTTGATTCGAATTCCAACGGCGGACTTGCGGTTGATAGCTCCAACTTATTCAGCCCAAAGATACTTGGAAGATTACAGTCAGGAACACCGGTAAATCTCACGATTAGTGGATCTACCCTAACGCTTGGATCTAACGACGGTCAAATCTTACTTTATCGCGGAGCTTCAGAGTTTCTTCGAGCGACCTACGACGGCGCAAGTGACTCTGTCATCTCAGCTCAATCCCTAAACTTAAGCGTTGGCGGAACAGCTTCGACTCAGCTAAGCGGTTCAACAGTCTCTATTAATCACGGCGCTGGTGTTATCAACTTCCAGCGTCATGGAACTAATTTCGCAACAATTAGCAGCGGATCGGGAGATCTTACATCACTCGCAGCTGCAGCCGGTAAGACGTTTCAGATCGGCGGAACGGGTTTAACCAAGCTAACCGGTAGCTTGCTATCAATCACTGCAGGCTCTCAGGGAATTGGATTTGAGAAAGACAACTCTCAGTTTTTGAGTGTTGTTAGCGGCTCAGGACAGAACGCTACCATCAGCGCTTACACTGGTAAGAGCCTCTCTATCAATAGCGACTCTGCTGTAACGATCAGCGGTTCAAGCGTTCAGGTAACAGGCTCACTTATTGCGCAGAATATAACTGGGTCTCTTAGAAAGACTACTGGCGGTCTTGATTTCATCACCGGAAGCGGTGTAACCGTCAACTACAATTCTTCCGGACAGTGGGAACTCACTGCTTCAGGCGGTGGCGGTGGGTCTCCGGGTGGATCCGACACTTACGTTCAATTTAATGATGGTGGAACAACATTCGGTGGTGACAGCGGTCTAACTTACAATAAGACGACTGATACTCTGACTGGTGTCACGATCAAAGCAACTGGTGGATTGAGCGGATCACTCAGAAGCTTAACGGACGGTACACCTTACCTTGTTGCAAGCTCATCCAGCGCCATGGCACAGACAGGAAGCATCTCGATTACTTCGGGATCCGCCAACGGTCAGGTCACTGTTAACTCTTACGTTTTCCCGAGTGATCTTTCAGTTTCTTTGACTGGTGGAAGAACTTTTGGAAGATACGCAACCGGTACCACGATCCCAGCAACTGGAAAGACACCTGCGGAAGTCATCCTCCTTGCAATTGCAGAGCCTATCAATCCGACCGTGAATCTTACTCCAACAAACCCGATCACTTCCACATTCGGTATCTCCGGGTCAATCACAACATCCATCACTGGAAGTTATACGATCAACACTCTCGGCGCAACAGTCTCGACAGCAGCGCTTCAGTTCAGAAGCGGCTCAACAGGGGCTTGGACGACTCTGACAAGCGCAACGACAAATCCTCTGTACTACGATCACACTTTCACGGTTGGTTCTTTCTTCACCACAATTCTCAACTACCAGTACATCATAACTGACAGCGCGGGAGCTACGCTCACAACTGCCGTGAACTTGACTCCACAAGCTTATGCCGCTCCGACAATGGCGCTCACTGTCACGACCACGACAGGTGGTGGGTTCTCAAACGAGACAAACACGCTTCGAGAGCGTGGAAATGTCGGTTCAACAATCACCGGCACCATTACCAGGAACAGGTCGAACGCGCCAATTTCAAGTTACTCTGTTCAGTATCAGGTCAATGGAACGGGAGGTTGGACAGACGTTCCAGGTTTGAGCGCAGTTCCTGTCTCGGGTAACCCATCCTCAATCTCAATTCCTTCGACAAGCCACAACGACTCTTCTCTCAACACGTCCACGTCGTTGCTCTACAGAGTCCAAGTTGTTGATGCTTACCAGACTTCAACATCAGGAAGCACAACAATCACGTTCCAGTACGGAATCTTCTACGGTCCTTCCGCTTCCGCCCCAGTGAACTCTGCAAACGTCAGAGCACTTGGAACAAAGACGCTGGTGAGCGCCGGTGGCACCACGCAGCTTGATACTGGAAATACCCAAGTCAACTTCACCATGGCGCTGCCAACCACGGTTGCGGCATCAGACACCATCTCTTCCGTAACCGATCTGGACGCCTTGAACGCTGACATCACATCGAGCTACGTGCTCTCCACGTTCAACGTGAATGATGGTGGTGGTACTGCTGTTTCGTACAAGGTCTACACTATGACAATCGCTTCCCCGTACGCCTCGAGTCACCGTCACTCGATCGTAAGGGCATAATTAGAGAGCAGCATGCCAGTAACTCCCGGACTTCAGCTACCATATGGAATCCAGCCAGTCAATGCTGTTCCAGTTGACTCGTACTCGGGACCATTCACTGGTTCCGCCGACACCGTTCCATCTGCTCTCACCGCAGCAAACGCTGGCATTCCATCCGCTCTTAGATTTAAGTCGATGGAAGTTCGACTCATCGTCAGCGGATCCTCAAAAAAGTACTGGTATCGTGATGGTGTAGCTGACGCCAACTTAATCGAGTTTGTTTCCCCTCCAACGGGATCAAACACACAGATACAGTTTAATGACAATGGAGTTCTTGGAGCTTCTTCTGGTCTTGTATTCGCAACGGGATCAAACTCATTAACAATCTCGGGAGATCTTGCAGTTGACGGCGGCGACATCACGAGCTCAGCATCATCAACCACAATATTTGCGACAGGAGTGAGCTCGGTTGCGATCGGTGGGGCTGCTTCAACAATATCGTTCGGAAATTCCAGCAACGCTAACGGATTCACGCTCAACGTTGCAGCAAGCAGGACTGGCTCGATTGGTATTAATCTGGCTACTGGGGCGACGGTCTCAGGTCTCATAAAGAACATTAACATCGGTCAGGGCGGAGATCAAGGGTCGACAACAAATATCAGGATCGGGACGACTGACACAGCTGGGACTTCCAACATTTATATGTCGGGTTCCTTGTACATCACCGGTTCAGTCGGAATGAAAGGATCCATCGTTCCTGACGCTCACAACACATACACTCTTGGAACTGATGCGATACGTTGGGCTCACATATACACAGGCGACCTTCACCTTCGAAACGAGCGCGGCGACTGGACTGTGATCGAGGAAAACGACTTCCTCAGAATTGTAAACAACAAGACTGGAAAAAACTACAAGATGTTGATGCAATTAATCGACGAATAACCGTATTCGTTGATAGTTAGAGATGAACTGAAATTGGAGTGATATCATGGCTTTCGTAGGTAGTTTATCTGGTTCGCTGGGAACCATCGCAGTAACTGGTTCACTGATTCCTGTGTCTGCAACGAATGACATCGGCTCTTCGGCGAATAAGTGGCAAACCGTTTACGCAACGAATATAACGGGCTCGCTTACAAGACTTGCGGGTGGGGGAGAGTACCTCAAGCCGGGCAGCAACATCACGCTCACAACGGGCTCGGACGGCTCGGTCACCATCGCATCGACAGGCGGCGGTGGCGGCGGTGCACCTACAGTCTTCAGCGAAGCTAGCGCAGCTGCAGCTTACACGACGTCGTCCATCGCGATCGGTTTCAGCTCTGCGGCTAACTCCAAAGGATCAGACGTATTCTTTGCAGTTTCAAGCAGCAACCCAGCCGTCAACACGTCCGTGTTCTCCGGTCCGATCGTAGGCTCTGGGTCGTTCACTCTCAAAGATATTTTTTCGGGTCTTCCTGTAGCTAGTATCGACGGTTTGGGTGTCATCAGCGGCTCTGGCCTTCAGTCCGCCGGAAACCTGTCCGTCCAGGGAACAAGCGCTCTGATTGGAAATGTCACAGTCACGGGAGACGTTGCCGTCAACGGTGGAGACATAACAACCACCGCTGGAACGTTCAACGTAGCTTCTTCCGCTACAACAGTTAACCTCGGTTCAAGCACCGGTAGGGTTGTAATCCCTGGTGATCTCGAAGTCCAGGGAGTGACAACAACCGTATCTTCCAGTAACCTAATCATCAAAGACCCTCTCGTTGGATTTGGATTTGCTTCCGGAGCTTTTCCGGCAAGCAGCACTGGAGACCGCGGGTTCATCGGCGGGTACACCGGATCTGGTAACAGCAACGTTGCTTTCGGATACTCTCTTTCGAACACGGCGTTCGTAGCTACTAAGACAAATTCTGACTCTACGTCAACCACGTTTAACGTAGCCGACCTCCAGCCGATCAGGGCTTCTAGGTTCCAGGTCAGCGGTTCGACTGCAGAGCTGAAGGGTAACGGCACTTCGATCCAGCTAAGCGGCTCGCAGGTTGAACTCTTTGCGGATGTTGCGGGTACGAACCACTACAGCAATGGCACCAACTTCCTCAATGTCGGTCTTGCAGGAAGCAATGTCAATATAACTGGACAGAGCACATACGATCTCACCCTGAGAGCGGCAGGCAACGTCAACCTCAGCGGTAGCACCGCGGTCGTTCAGCACGATGCTGGAAACAACTTCACCATCAAGACAATACAGGGTGGAAACTACGTTCGACTGCTCTCGGGTTCTATCACTGCAGGAACCGGCGGTTCGGCGGCTGGTGAAGGAAACACCGCAATCCTACGTGGTCTCAGCGCAACCTCCTTGGTTCTTGAAGCGGCAAGTGCAAAGAATACGATCGTCAGCGGCTCGACCGTCTACGCCAATACTGTCGGATCCAACGGCTTCGTTGTTCAGAGTGCCGGGTCCGATTTGTTCAAGACGTGGTCTCCGTCATCGAACGTTGTCTCGCTTGACTCGCAGGGTTCAAACACAACGTTAAACCTTGGGCCCACGATTCCGACCACGATCAACATCGGTACTGGAAGCGCAACCACGGTCAGCATCGGAGCTCTTACCGGAAGAACAACGATCAACAATGATCTTTTCCTGGGAACTGGTAACCTCGCAGTTCAAGGAAATGGCACTCCGATCACTCTCATCTCAAGCGGAAACATTGTTTCGAAGCTTGACATCAACAATGATGGTACAGGTCATTACTTTGATATCGCGAACTGGAACAACGTCAGCCAGTTCAGAGTTTACGAGGACTCAGGAGCTCACGTTTCCGGAACTCTTACGGTCTCTGGATCGACGACTCTGGGACGTTCTGCAAGCGATCGAGTTACTTTCAACGCAACTGTTAACTCCAATATCCTCCCTGCGGCTGATGTCACCCACACACTGGGTTCTTCAGACTTCCGCTGGGCTCACATATACACCGGAGACTTGCACCTTCGCAATGAGCGTGGTGACTACACCCTAATCGAGGAACCTGACTTCCTCTCCATCCGCTTCAACAAGAACGGTAAGAGATACAAGTTCCTCCTTGAGAGAGTTCCGGAGCTTGATGAGAGCAGGTGATCGAAACCTGATATGATCTCGGCCGGCTAACCACCGGCCGTTTTCATTTGTGAAGAGGCTTGCTATAATTGTTCATGTTCAGCAGCCCATTTACAGAGCCGAAGAAGCCTGAGTTTAAGATAGTATTTGTCCAAGACTTTTTTCTCTCTGATCTTGTCGGAGGAGCTGAGTTGTCGATGGACGCTCTTCATAGATCAGCTCCAGTCCCATTTGCTGGGATCAGGTCAGGTCAGGTCACCCTGGAGATGATAGAGACTCACCGGGACTGTCACTGGGTTTTTGGGAATTTTGCTCAACTGAATCCAGCACTTATCCAGTACTTTTCAGTGTCTAAAATTAGCTACTCCGTATTCGAGCATGACTATAAGTTTTGTAGATGGAGATCGGTAGAGAGGCATCTGACCGAGGGAGGAGAGGAATGTCACTGTGAGTCTGAGATCTGGGGCAAGCTCATTGAGAGATTCTACATTAACGCGAAGCAAGTCTGGTTCTGTTCCCAGCGTCATATGCAGCGGTATTTTGACAGATTTCCAAGTCTAAAAACAGCTAACTGTGAAGTTCTATCTGCAGTATTTGGAGAGGACTTTTTTCTCAAGATTGTTCCTCTTATCGAGTCGATACCTTCCAGAAAGAAAGCTGGGTGGTTGACTCTCGACTCTGATTCTTGGATCAAGGGAACTGATGATGCTAAGAAGTGGCTGGTAGAAAACAATAAAGAACACACTCTGATCAAGAACCTATCACCTGATCAAGTCCTTGAGCTGATGGCAAACTCTGAAGGTTTTGTTTGCCTTCCTCGTGGTGCTGACGTTTCAAATCGAATGGTAACCGAAGCGCGTCTTCTTGGATGTCAGATCGTTACTAACGAGAACGTCCAACATGTCGGAGAGGAGTGGCTTGAGAATCCTGATGTGAACTTCACTCTTCAGTGGCTCTATAATAGAAGAGAAGTTTTTTGGAAGAGAACTTTGGAGTTTGTATCTTGACTCGGTTCATGATAACTGTCCCGGTGAGAAATGCAGGTCCCTGGATACAGAGATGCCTTGACTCGGTTGCAAGTCAGCAGTATGAAGGAGACTGGACCTGCGCTGTGATCGATGATGCATCGACCGATGACACATGGGAAAAAATAGTTTCCTACATCAATCTTCTTGGACCTGATCTCTCGAAAAAGTTTCTTATGAAAAGAAACAGCTCACGTCTTGGAATAATGAGAAACTTTATCGAAGGATACAAGATGCAATCTTGTGAAAGCTTTCCTGAAGCTGTTCTCATCAACCTGGACGGAGATGACTGGCTCTATAGCCCCGCAGTCCTTCACATCTTAGATTATGCTTACAGATCAACTGGATGTCTGGTTACGTGGGGAAGTTACGTTGAGTGGCCCTTTGGAGAGGTTGGAAAGTTTAGCACACCAATCGACCCTAGCCTTCATCTCAGCGGCAATTACAGAAAGGCTCAGTGGAGCACGTCGCATCTAAGGACGTACAAGTCCCATCTGTGGTCAAAGATTAGAGATGAGGATTTCAAAGACAACAACGGCAATTACTTTATGGCAAGCTGCGATCTAGCGATCATGTTTCCTCTGATCGAGATGGCAAGGGAGAGATCTTGCTTCATACCGAACATTCTTCTTTGCTACAATCGCATGAATCCCGCAGCCGAGCATCTGAGCTCAAGAAATGAGCAGCTCTCGAATGAGGCTCTGATCAGATCAAGGAAGCCGTACGATAAGATCTGAGAGATAATCAGCAAAACAACGGAACAACCAGCTTTGTCGTTGTAGAGTTGAATGAAAATATCCAAACAAAGGAGAAGCATGCAAAAAGACCAGAAGCTTATTTTAGTCACTGGCGGAACCGGTTTTCTTGGCGAAAAGTTAGTTGAGAAGCTCCTTTCTCAAGGAGATAGAGTGAGAATTATCTCAAGAAACGAGGGAAAGCTCATTATGCTCAAGGAGCGATTCCCAAGCATCGAAATTTTTACCGGTGATATCGCGAATGAATTTGACTCGCATCAAGCGTGCAAGGGAGTCAACGCGGTTTACCATTTAGCTGCTTACAAGCATGTTGGGATGGCTGAGAAGCACGGTCTTGAGTGCACTAGAAGCAATGTTGTCGGAACTATCAACATTCTCAATGAGTCTTTGCGGAATAAGTTTGATTTTGTGATTGGAATTAGCACTGATAAGGCGGCCCAAGTCTCTGGAACCTACGGAGCTACAAAGCTTCTCATGGAAAGACTTTTCCTTCAGTTTGAAGAGCTAAATCCTGACACTAAGTACCGAATCGTCCGGTATGGAAACGTCCTCTACTCTACTGGTTCGGTGCTTTGTAAGTGGAAGGATAAGATCCAGAATGGTGAACAGGTAATAGTAACGGAGCCCACTGCAACTCGTTTTTTCTGGACTCGAGAGCAAGCCATCGATCTGATCTTTCAGTGCTTAAGAGAGGCCAAGAATTCCAGTCCTTGGGTTCCTGAGATGAAAGCGATGAGTGTTGGAGATCTTCTTGATGCGATGATCAAGAAGTACGCTAAAGCTGGTACTACGATAGACGTCAAGACGATCGGTCTCCAGCAAGGAGAGAATCTTCACGAGAAGATACTCGAGCAGGGTCCAAGCTCAAACGATGTTGAGAGATTCACTTTGCAAGAAATCATGGAACTGATCTAATGACAAAAATCAGGCACATTATACCGCTATGCGATGAAACTCTAGACGCCGTAAGGGTCACCTCTTATCTGTTCGAGAAGTACTGGCCTGGTCATGAGATCGATTTTATCGGGTTCTCTCATCCAAGCTACACTCTTCCAGAAAATCACAGGTTCATCTCGATTGCTCCGAAGCAAGAGGGAGGATCTAAGAAGTGGACGAGATATATCGCTGAGTACGTCAATAGTGTGACTGACGAATTTTTGATCTTCTCGCTGGATGATTTTTTCCCATGCTGCTCGCTTGATGAGCAGATGTTCTCTGTTATCGTAGAAAAGATGAAAGATAACAGTAACATCGGAAGATTTTGCCTTAGCTACGATGCATTTAATTACTGCTCCCATAAGCTCGTTGAGATGAGGGACGGATACGGTATAATCTCAATAGACAAGGGAGCTCTCTACAGAATCAGCACTCAACCAGCTCTGTGGAGAAAAGATTACCTGCTCAAGTTCCTTGAGCATGATTGGTCTCCATGGAACTTTGAGATTGACGGCAGCTACCTTTCGTCAACTTTCAAAGAAGAAGTTTATGGAACCGCTGACCCGACTTTCGAAAAAGTTCCCTCGAGATGGGTCAATAAGGGTTCGGTCTCGAGGCAGTGCCCAGGCAGAGTGAACGTTCTTGGACTGTCATTTGAGGCAATAATTGACCTGCTAATGAAGGGATTTTACACAGAAAGTCAGCTTCAGTGGGGAATGTGGGGAGGGCCTCAACCTGTTCCTCATTTCTATGATTTAGGTGGATTCAGCTTTCATCCGAAATACATGCCGCCGCATGAGGCTTCTCCCTCAAACTGGCGAGAGTTTTATAGGATGTACGAGAAGCCTGATCCTGCTTACGCGGGGGTAGAGCAACCGATGATTGTCAATCTTTTTGACAAGCATTTTATCCATACGGTAAACTTGCCGGACTACGGGTTTGTCTCTGCGAATGGAGAACCTATCCCTCGTACAAAGAAGATCATATATCAACCGTATCATCAAAGCTTTAGAGACTATTCTGGAATTACAATTTTCACAGATCACTTCATTAACAAAGAATTTGTAAATTCTATCGATTGTAAGACCAAGATAGCCTGGATCATGGAGCCTCCTGAAATTCATGGTTTCGCTTACCAGAATCTGATCGGAATGATTGAAGACTTTGATTATGTCTTCACGTTCGATCAGAGGTTGATCGACAAGTACAAAAATTGCCGTCTCATGCCCCTCTCTCACGTTAGAATTAAAGAAGAAGAGTGGAAAATTCATAATAAGAGCAAGAGAGTTTCTATGATAGCAAGCAACAAGATCATAACGGAGGGTCACGCTCTTCGTCATGAGATCGCAAAAAAGCTATCTGAAAAGCACGGGATAGATCTTTGGGGAAGCGGTTATAACCCATTCCCAGTTCATGGTGCTGTTAATGCTCTAAAAGATTACATGTTCTCCATTGTGATTGAGAACGTAAAGATGGATACTTGGTTCGCAAAAATAGCGGATTCTATGATAACTGGGACAGTTCCAATTTTCTGGGGCAGCCAGAAAGTGAATGAACATTTCAATGAAAGAGGAATCATTCACTTTAATTCTTTAGAAGAACTTGACAGTATCCTCGAAAATCTGACGGAAGATGATTACTATTCTCGTATGGATTACATCAAAGAAAATTTTGAGATTGTCAAGAAGAGCTTCTGGAACACTGACGAACAGATCTATAACACAATCAAGAGCGTGATGAATGAGTAAAGAGTTTATTAGTGTTCTTTGTCCGACCCACAAGAGACCAGAGCTGCAGAGACGTTTTGCAGAGTTTGTTTTCAAGAATTGCTCTGATCCGTCAATGATGGAAATTGTTTTTGGAATCGACAACAACGACACAGCTGCGCTTGAAGTTGCTGACGAACTCAAGCTTCGATTTGGAGACGAAAGAATAGCAGTGAAGCTATTTGAGCCCGGCGAGAAGATGAGCAATTTTGCAAATCTTTGCTTCTCCATCGCAAAGGGTGATATCGTTGCGAACGTTGCCGATGACGTTGTTTTCAGATCCCAGAACTGGGATGTTGTCGCTCGTGAAGCTTTTGGTCTTTTCAAAGATAAGATAATTCTTCTTTGGTCAGATGATGGTCTGTGGAACGGAGAGCTTGCTTCTCACACTTTTGTCCACAGAAACTGGGTCAAAGCTCTTGGGTACGTTAATCCTCCCTACTTTGTTGCCGACTGGACCGACAAGTGGAATCAGGAAATCGCTGTTTCGATAGGACGAGGAATTTTCGTACCTAATAGAGAGCATCTTTTCCTAGAGCACATGCACGTTGAAGCTGGTAAAATGGAGAAGGATGAGACTCATTTGAAGACTAGAGCTTTGGCTGATAAACAAAATGGGCACTTTCTTTACAATACTCCTGAGCTTGTTGCAAAACGCAATGAAGATCGTCTAAAATTGATCAAATTCATAGAGGAAAACAATGAGTAGAAAGTATTTGCCAACTTTCGCTGAGCTGATAGATCGTCTTTCTATCACACAGCTGAAAGAGGTTTTCATCACGGATCATAAGGACGAATACTCTCAGGAGATCAGAGACATCTGTCATGATATCCAAGAGTGCCTTGACAGCAACGATGGTAAGATCACCGCCGACACGGTAAGAGCCATTGTGGTTCTTTCTCAGATGAATCTTCACATCTGGCATAACGAGTCTAACTATCGAAAGGGCATCAAGGATGGCAATAACCTTGAGCTGACCCATGGACTGAATGGGATCAGAAACACAGCGAAGAACAAGATACAGGAAGCTGTGGGTGGTCGAAAGGATTACAAGATTGATTGTCTTGCTGCAGATTTCAAAGATTGGGAGGTAAGTTGGTAATGTCAAAGAAAGCTATTCTTCTAACTCACGAAGGTTATCAGGACCATGAGGTCATCTACCCTTATTATCGTTTGACTGAGGACGATTATGAGGTTGAGATTATGTCAAACAAGAGGGGTCGTTTCTACGGAATCCTCGGGACCTACATGAACGGAACTCATCTAACGACGGATCTCGATAATCCAGAGATCCATGATCGGTTGCTCGAGTACGATATGCTCGTTATTCCAGGCGGTGTCAAGGCACTTGAGTATCTTCGTCAGGAGAAGAATGTCCTCGATTTCATTGCTGAGTGGAATCGTCGTGGCAAGGTCATTGCCTGCATTTGTCACGGTGCTCAGCTGTTGATTTCTGCAAAGATCGTTAAGGGCCGCGACATCTCTGGTTACTACAGCATCAAGGATGATATTGAGAATGCTGGCGCTCGTTATGTCGATGCTGCAGCCGTAGTTTCCGATAACATCGTAACTTCGCCTCATTACAAGCACATGGGACCTTGGATGAAGCGAGCGATTGATCTAGTCAAATGAATTACAAGAGTAACGTAGTTAAGAAGCCATGGGGCTACGAGTATCTCGCATATGAGAACGATAAAGTAGCTCTATGGTTTTTAAAGATTCTTCGTGACCAGCAAACTTCCATGCACTGTCATCCGAACAAGACGACGGGGCTGATGGTCGTCGCTGGTCAAGCCGAAGTATCATTTTTAGCTGACTCCGTTAAACTCTCAAATTCTGAAAAGATCATGATTCGCAAGGGTCTTTTCCACTCGACAAGAGCTCATCATGGACATCTATCTCTCTTTGAGATTGAGACACCTGTTGACAAGCATGATCTCGTAAGGCTCCGTGACAGTTACGGCAGAACCGGCCAGCCTTACGAGGACGAGTCATACGAGTACCCCAAAGAGTCAGAGTGTCTTTGGATAAAAGAGCCAGAACCAGGAAAAAGCGAAATCTATAACTTTGATGGGCAAGTGATCAAAGTTCTTGGAATAAAAACAATTGATGATCTTAAAGAAGCCTCAAGTTCGTCAAATGTAATGTTCTTGAAGGGTGGTCTTTTGACCGAGTACGGAGTCGCAGTGGCCAGTCCTGGTGACATTGTCTCGAGCAATGTGCTTCATCGTTTGCTTGAAGTGTTTGATAAAATCGAAGAAGGAACAATAGTATTGACTCACGAAGGTGAGTAATGAAAGAGAAGGAAGTTCCTCCTGGGTTTGAGAGTGAAGTAGATAACATCGCTATTGATTTTGATGGTGTGATTCACGATTTTAGTAAAGGGTGGCATGATGGAACATGCTACGGAGATCCTTTACCAGGTTCTCTTGACGCTTTGAGAAGTCTCTCAAAGAGATTCAATATCGTAATCTTCACCGCAAAAGCGAAGCCGAATAGACCGCTTGTCGACGGAAAGACAGGACATCAGCTTGTTTCAGAGTGGCTTGACAAGCATGGTGTCCTGTCTTGCATTCGTGAGATAACGAGCGAGAAGCCACGTGCCCAGCTGTACATTGACGATAAAGGTTATAGATTTGAAAGCTGGGAGAGCACAATGAGATACATCGAGGAAAATCATGAGTGATTTTAGACTGAACGTATTTAGAAGAGCTTCTCTCTGCAGAAATTTTGAGAAGAAAGTTTTTGACTTAATCCGAGCAGGGACTTTCAAATTTCCAATTTATCTGTCAGCTGGGCAGGAATACACTGCTTCAACATTGTCCGAGGTTCTCTCTCAAAAGAGAATCGAACCCAACATATTCATACAGCACCGTGGTCATTCAACGTATCTGTCTTTTGACGCTCCAATTGAGCAACTGGCGGATGAGCTCTTGGGTCTTAAGACTGGTTGTTCTAATGGGATGGGAGGCTCAGCCTCCATACAATCCAGAGAAAAGAAGATATTCGGACATGACGGTCTGATGGGAAGCCAGGTTCCAATAGCGGTGGGTCACTGCTATTCAACGAAGAACCCCACCGTTGTTTTCATGGGAGATGCATCTGCCGAGGAAGACTACGCTCTTGGAGCTCTTGGCTGGGCTGCAACTAAGAAGCTTCCAATTCTTTTCATCGTTGAAGACAACAATCTCTCAATTCTCACTGAGAAAAAGATTAGAAGGTCATGGGAAATGCACGATGTTGCCATGTCTTTTGGCATGAAAGGCATGAACATTGACGATGATCCGATGACAATTAAAGATGCATTGGAAGGAGCGTTTGATGGTCCAATGCTTTTAAACGTGAATACTCACAGAAAGTTCTGGCATGCTGGCGCTGGAATTGACGATGATAGCATTTTCGATAGATACGAAAATGAAATGTCAATTATCGGTGACTCTGCAAGAGAGATTGATCAACAGACCAAGCAAAGGGTTGAAAAAATATGGCAAGAACGGTTAGAGAGACGATAAAGAGCTTGACTCGTTCACACCTTGAGAAGGGTGGTAGATGCTTCGGGCAGTGCCTCACTGCAGTTGGTTGGGTGGGTGGAACTTTGCCTGAGCTTTATGAAGAAGACGGAATGGTCGAGTTTTCTATGGCCGATGTTGCTGGCGGAGCGATAGCCACAGGAATCGCATTAGCTGGAGAAAGACCGATCTACGTTGTTCGATATCAAGGCTTTCAGTGGTACAACGCTCCGTCTATTATCAACTACGCTGCAAAGTCAAACGATATTTGGGGAATTCCTTGCCCAATCTTCGTAAGAAGCATCGCCATGGAAGGTGGAGTCGGACCCGTAGCTGGTTCTTCCCATCATTCTCTGTATGATAGGATGCCTGGTCTTAAGATCGCTGCTCCTATGACTCCGAATGAGTACGAGAGCGTGTATGAGAGCTTCATGAATGATGATGTTCCTTATTACGTTTCCGAGCATAGAAAGAGTTATGACAACACTCGAGAGCTGGAAGATTTCATTCATGAGGATGCAGACATTACGCTTCTCCCAATTTCAGTCACTCGATTCGCAGCTGAAGAAGCTAGAGCTGCTCTTGAGAAATTGGGCTACAAAGTGAATATTGTCCACCAGATGTGGATTAAGCCCTTTTCCTCAAAGGAAAAGTCAATTGAAGCTTTGCTACGATCAAAGTATGGTGGGATAGTTCTTGATGATGACTATGAGCAGGGGGTGGCTTCAAGCCTCGCGCATCAGCTAATGTTAAGCTCAAAGAAAGATGTTCACACTCTTTGCATTGAGAACAGAACAGCAGGTTTCCACCCGGACGTTGACGTATTTCCTCCGAATTGTGAAAGAATTGTTGAGAAGTCTCTTTCGGTTCTGAGATCATGAAGTTCAAAGAAGTCAAGGTAATAAATCCTGATTTTCATTCTGATTACAGAGGCGATTTGTGGACACTGTGGAAGCAAGGAGAGACTTGTCCTGGGGTTAACTTCAATCATGACAAAGTCTCTTCTTCTAGAAAGAATGTTCTTCGTGGAATTCATGGAGACAATAAATCAACGAAGCTGATAACTTGTCTTCACGGAGAAGTCTATTTTGTGGTTGTTGACAATCGACCCGAATCAGAAACATATTTGCAATGGGATTGGACAATACTTTCTGAGCACAACAAGAGAATGGTTCTCGTTCCTCCCAGATTCGGAAACGGCTTCTACACTCTAAGCGAGCAATCTGTTTTCTATTACAAGTGGTCATATGAAGGAAAGTACCCTGACGTTGCAGATCAATTCACTTTAAGATGGAACGACAGTAGAATAGCGATAGATTGGCCTAGCGAAAATCCAATACTACAGTTGAGGGACAAATAATGAATTACTCTTGGCCGTTGATCAACGATAACGTGACTGAAGCTGACAAGCTCGCATTGATCAAGTTTCTTTCAGAGCCAAATGTTCGCCTTACCCAGGGAGCAAAAGTAGAAGAGTTCGAGATCAAGTGGTCGAAGTGGCTCGGCGTGAAGCATAGCGTTTTTGTTAACTCAGGAGCTTCTGCCAACTACATCATGACTGCCATCATTCGAGATAAGTGCGGTAACGGAGAAATTATCGTTCCGCCTCTTGGATGGGTCTCTGACATTGCGCCGGTTGTTAATTTCGGAATGACTCCTGTTTTTGTCGATGTCTCTATGGAGAATATGGCAATTACTGAGGATGGAATAAGAGCTGCAATAACTGACAAGACACGCGCGATTGTTCTCGTTCACACCCTTGGTTTCAACGGCATCAATGAAAAGATCGTAGAAATTGCTAAAGAGCATAACTTGATGCTTATCGAGGATTGCTGTGAGTCACACGGCGCGACTTTTAATGAAAGAAAGGTCGGAACAATTGGTGATATGTCAAACTTCTCTTTCTATTTTGGTCATCACATGACTACGATAGAGGGAGGAATGATTTGCACGGACAACACTGAGCTCTATCATCTGGCCAAGCTTTATCGATCCCACGGGATGATAAGAGATTCTAGTGAGGAGATAAAGTCTCATTTTTCCCAGAAGTACCCCAGCTTAAATCCACTCTTCACCTTTGCAGTTCCAGGATTCAACATGAGAGGAACTGAGATCAATGCAGTAATCGGTCTCGAGCAGCTGGAGAGACTGGATGATGCGATTCAAGCAAGGACAGAGAACTTAAATGCTTGGCTTGACAATCTGGATTCGGATCATTTCTTCACAGATTTTGATAGATCCGGCAGCAGCAATTTTTCTCTTCCTTTGATTCTTAGAGAAAAAAGCAGCGAAAAATTCCACGCTATCTGCAGAACTCTAGAGTCTCTTGGAGTAGAATATCGAAAAGGAACGGCAGGCGGCGGTAATCAAGCTCGTCAACCGTATCTTGAGAATTATTCTCATAGGATCGAAGGACCCATGGAAAATGTTGATCACATCCATGATTTCGGTTTATACATCGGAAATCACTGTGAAGTCAACCCAAGCAGGGTCAAGACGCTTTGTGAAGCTTTAAACAAGAGGATCTCTAATGTTTGAGAACAAGAATGTACTGGTGACTGGTGGTAGCGGCATGATTGGGAGAGAGCTTGTCTCACTCCTTCAGAAGCGTGGTGCGAAAGTAAGGGTTGCTGATATCAAGGACCCGGTCGATATGAGCAACATCGAGTTTGTTAGAGCGGATCTTCGAGATTTTTCTGATTGCAAGAAAATCGTTAAGGGCATGAACTACGTCTTCAATCTTGTTGGTATCAAGTGCTCTCCAAAAGTTTGTTTAGAGAGACCTGCTGATATCATGGGCCCTATGATGCAGTTCAACACGAATATGCTTGAAGCTGCGATGAATGAAGGAGTTGACTGGTACCTGTACACTAGCACCGTCGGCGTGTATCAGCCCGCAGAGGTACTTCGTGAGGACGACGTTTGGCAGACTCAACCGTCTAGAAATGATTGGTTCGGCGGTTGGGCAAAGAGGATGGGAGAGCTTCAGTGTCAGGCTTACGAGAAGCAGTACGGAGCAGGAAAGTGCAGCATCGTTCGTCCTGCTAACGTCTACGGTCCTTACGACAACTTTGACCCTGACAGCTCGATGGTTGTTCCTTCGCTGATCAGGAAGGCATTTTCGGGTGACAAGATGGAAGTGTGGGGAGACGGTTCGGCCGTTAGAGACTTCATTCACGCTCGAGACGTTGCAGAGGGAATGCTTTTTGTTGTCGAGAATAAGATAACTCAGCCTGTCAACCTTGGGTCTGGCGACGGAGTGACAATAAAGCAGGTTGCTGATGCTGTCGCTAATATCGCTGGCGTTGAAGTTGTCTGGGACACAACAAAGCCGACCGGTGATGCTCGTCGAGTTTTTGACATGACTAGAGCTCATTCTCTTGGATTCTTTCCAAAGATCTCAATCGAAGATGGAATTAAAGAAACGGTCGAATGGTACGTCAAGAATCAGAATGTTGCCAATAGCAGCGTTGACGCTTTCAAGTCAATGAGAAAGTGACTTTATGTCAAAGGATATAGCTGTTTATATTCCGACCAGGAGCAACCCTGAATCTTTCGGTAAAACAGTTGATATGTTGATAGAGACTTGCAGCTCTATCAACAACTTTGACATTTTCGCTTTAATTGATGATGATCAGATAGATCTCTATTCATCGGTAGTCTCAAGATATTCGAACGTGGTCTGCGTGAATCCACCACACGCAGGACCGAACTCTCCGTTCATGATGAGAGCTTTCTTTGACTTCATCGAGTCAAATGATTACTACTTTGTCTGGGCGGTCACTGACGATTTTTGGGGACTTTCAAGAAATTGGGACTCTGAAATTCTAAAAAAGAAAGATGCGTTTGACGATGCAATCTTCATGTTGCACACCACAAACCCGCTCGGAAGAAATCTTAATGCTTTGACATCACAGTTCAGGACCGCTTGGGACCCGTTCAACGGCGCAAACAAGCCAATTTTGAGAGATCCAGCTCGTCTCATTTATCATTATCATGAAATGCTGCCCATCTGCACTAAGAAATGGTGGATGGCAATCCGAGATTTTTTTGATGATGATTACAAGGGCGCAGATATTGTTTTCCTTTGCGCTGCTCTTGCCCATATCCTTAGCGTGAGATTTGGGTACTCTAGACTTCTTCAAGCAAAAGTTAGATACGAAGACCTAATTGACAACAAGAACGCTCTGAAAGTTACTGTCAACGGTCTCAATCGTGACCAGTTCTTTAAGAAATGGGCAGTTGATGAGAACTTTTCTATGATTGAACCTGTCGCGAAGAAAGTAGCTGACGATATTTTCTATCATTACTCTGACATCATGTGCGAAGTTAGAGAAATCGAAAAAGTTCGATGGAAGAATGAGTAAATGGAAAGCTCAACAAGTCTTAAGCTAAGAGAGTTTTTAGAGAGCGAGTACGACAAGACAAGCAGCTTTCAAAAGACTTTCGGAAGTGACATAGCTTACGTTCAAACTTCTAAAAGCAAGCACTGGAACAAGATATTCCACGATGAACTTGCTAAATTTCTTGTTAGCAAAGGAATCTGCGAGTCATCTGATTCTGATCTCAGGCAATTACATTCTACGATTGAACAAAAGTATCTTGAATATCAGACCGTGGGGCAAAACAACAACTCACGTCCTATAATCGCCGACATCGTGTTCGATTTTATTGCAGAGCAAGAGAACCTATATCATCAGTTCATGAAGTGGATTCATGATGAAGTGATAAAAGAAGATTTCTTCTTTCAGAAGATACCAACGGTCAGATTTCACGCTCCCGGTGCGGAAGGTAATCTTAGTTTACCAGCCTGGCACTCAGATTGCTTCCTGGGTCACAACCCCAGAGAGTATAATATCTGGTTCGGCATTACTGACAATGATCGTTCAGATTTCTGGGTTCAGAATTTTGAGTCATCAAAAAGATGGTTTTCGGAGCTTGAGTTTGACAGAGAGATCTGGAAGTCGATCTGCTTTAGTGGAGATAAGAACTTCATGTCTCTTGGATACAAGAACGCATCCGAAGCTTCCGATATCTACAACTCGATTCTGATGTTCGATTCGAGATGCATACACGCTGCAGCTCACAGATCACAACGAGATCTAACAACTAAGATATCGATAGATGTCAGGTTAATTCTTGTTAGAGATTTTGAGTGGAAGTTGATCGATGGGGTTCCAGTTTTTCGGGGTGATGGAATCAGAAAAGCTGAATTTAGACCGGGTTCAGATTTTGGATATCACGAAAAAACAATAAGAGAGTTGATGAGATGAAATCAAAAGTTTTTATAACCGGAGCTAGCTCAGGTCTTGGAGTTTACCTTTCTTCAAAATTCGAAAGAGAGGGTCATGAAGTTTTTCGTCATGAAGGACGGAAGCATTTCGATCTCTCCAAAATAGAAGAGGTCGAGTCTTTAGCACGTGAAGCTCGTTCGCAGGGAGTCAAAATTCTTGTAAACAACGCTGCAATCACATGCCCAGGAAAGAAATTAGAAGATTACAATCTCTCAGAGATTCAGAGCATGATTGCCGTTAATCTTACGGCTCCGGTAGTCTTGACATATGAGCTTCTTCCAAACCTATCGGACGTGATTAACATCAACTCTATGGTCGGGCTTGAGATCAAAGCTAATAGGACCCTGTACTCAGCTACCAAGTGGGGTTTAAGAGGATTTTCGCAAAGCTTAAAGTCAGAGAACAACAATTTGAACGTTCTCGATGTCTACCCTACAAACATAAAAACTACTCCCGACAGACAAAACGCAATGGACATAAACTTCGTGATAGACAGAGTGTATGATTCATTCGTAAAAAGAGATCGGGAGCTCATTCTAGATGGTAGAAAATAAGAAGAAGATACTGATTTGCGGCGCGACTGGGTTTATTGGAAGAAATCTGCTTGATTTCTATTATAAGCAGGGAAAGTACAACATAAGAGCCACTCACTTTCGCAGACCTGCAGTTGAAGGTTACGATGGGGTCGAGTGGATCAACTGCGATCTAAGAAATCCTGAACACGTTTCAAGCGCTCTGTCTGGAGTTGATATTGTTCTGCAGTTTGCAGCTACCACAACGGGAGCGAGGGACATCGTCTCAAAGCCCTACATACACGTAACAGACAACGCTGTTATGAACTCTCTTCTTCTTAGGGAAGCATTCGAGAAGAAGATCGAGCATTTTGTGTTCCCTAGCTGCACTATCATGTATCAGAAGTCTGAAACTGCGATAAAGGAAGATGACTTCAATCCTTCCGACGAAATTCTTCCGTTCTATTTCGGAGCAGGAAACACGAAAGTTTATCTTGAGAAGATGTGCGAGTTTTACTCACGAATTGGGTCGACAAAGCACACCGTCATTCGTCACTCCAACATGTACGGTCCTCATGACAAGTATGATCTTGAGAAGTCACATGTGTTTGGAGCAACGGTGACCAAGGTCATGACGTCTGCGGATGGCAAGATTAACGTTTGGGGGACTGGCGAGGAAGCTCGGGATCTTCTTTTTGTTGAAGATCTTGTTGGATTTGTCAATGATGCAATTGACAAGCAGGAGAGCAAGTTCGAGCTGTTTAACGTTGGCTTGGGAGAAGGGATCAAGATAAAGGATCTCGTTCGAAAGATTGTCGATCACTCAGGCCGAGACCTTCAGATTGTTCACGATCTGTCACAGCCCACGATACCTACCTCTCTTTTCCTCGATTGCTCTAAAGCTAAGAGAGTACTTGGCTGGTCTCCGTCTCATTCTCTTGATGAGGGTATCATCAAAACGTTGCTGTGGTATAGGAAGAATGTGGCACGCTGATGCAGCTCACTGATTCACAGATCAGCTTCTTTAAAGAAAACGGTTACCTTCATTTGAAGAAGGTCTTTTCAGATGAAGAGTGTCAGGAAGCCATCGATGCGTCAGAAAAACACGCAAATGGTTTCTACACGAACTATCTTGATATGCACAAGAATGAAGTCTTTAGCAAGATTCATACCGGTAAGAAGATGTGTGATATCGGAGATAGCATCTTAAAGAATCGAGCGATTCCAATAGGAAGCATCTTTTTCTTCTGCAAGCCTAACAACTCTTTGGAAAACGGTTCAACCTGGCATCAGGACAATTACGCCGGTAAAGCTCCGTTCGGATCTTACCTTAATTTAACGCTTTCTCTTGACGACGCTGACGAAGAGAACGGTTCTCTTATGATCATACCTGGAAGTCACAAGCTGGGCGATCTGCCGTGTAATCCGAAAGCCAACTTTTCTGTTGACGAATCAGGAAGGCTGTATAATTCAGCTCCGATCGGAAACAACTGTGAAATTCCAAAGGATCTCCCCGTTCTTCAGCTAAAATACGAGAAAGGAGACGTTCTCTGCGTGCACGGTCATCTTATCCACAAAGCGAATAAGAATCAGCATCCGACCCGCTGGCGTCGAACGATGTATTTCGTTTATATCAACGAAGGAGATCCATTCTGGCCTGGATGGACTGCCAAGAGAGAGTTGCTCGATCGTTACGATTCACCAAATTCATCTAAAATTGTCTGAACTGGAGACAACGTGAAAAGAGCATTGATTACAGGAATAACGGGCATGGTCGGTTCTCATCTGGCAGATCATCTTCTCGAGAACACCGACTGGGATGTTCATGGAATGACGAGATGGGCTGATAGCACGAAAAACATCGATCATCTTGCAAGTAGGATCAACGAGAGAGATCGTGTCTTTCTTCATAACGCCGACCTGAATGATTTCGCAAGCTTGATCTCGCTTGTGAATAAGGTTCAACCTGACTTTATCTTTCACCTGGCAGCCCAGAGTTATCCGAAGACGAGTTTCGATTCTCCGCTGGAGACGCTTCAGACTAACATCATGGGAACTTGCGCGTTGCTTGAAGCTGTGAGAGTTTCAAAGACAAATCTCGAAAATACCGTGATTCATGTTTGCGCAAGCTCCGAGGTGTTTGGAAGAGTTCCTGCTGAGAAGCTACCGATTCACGAGGATGTTAATTTTCATCCTGCTTCTCCCTACGCGATATCCAAAGTTGGGACTGATCTTATCGGTAGATTCTACGCTGAAGCCTACGGTATGAAGGTTATGACAACAAGGATGTTCACTCATACTGGTCCTCGTCGTGGTGACGTTTTTGCAGAGTCATCATTTGCGAAGCAGATCGCTCTTATTGAGGCAGGTAAGATTCCACCTGTTCTAAAAGTTGGTAACCTTGATTCTCTTAGAACATGGTCAGACGTAAGAGACGCTGTTAGGGCTTATCATACTCTTGTGACTAAGGATCCGATCGCTGGTGAGTACTATAATATTGGTGGTTCTTACACTTGCACGGTAAGGCAGACGCTTGATTATCTTCTTAGCATCTCAACGCGAAAGGATATCAAAGTTGAAGTTGATCCTGAGAGGCTACGACCCATTGACGCCGATCTCCAGATACCTGACACACGTAAGTTCAAGAGCCATACTGGATGGGAGCCGCAGATCAGTTTTGAGAAAACTATGAATGATCTGCTCAACTATTGGAGAGATAGAGTATCCTCCGAAGAAAATTTCATTGTGAGGTAACTGATGTCTAATCGTAAAGTTCTGGTTGTCGGTGAATCTTGCCAGGACATTTTTGTCTATGGAGTCTCGAACAGGTTAGCACCTGAAGCGCCTGCTCCTGTGTTCCTTGAAGTTTCAAGGACGGAGAATCCAGGGATGGCTATGAATGTTAAGCGCAATGTGAACTCTCTTGGAGTGGATTGCGATATCTGGACCAATGAAAATTGGGAAAGCATCACAAAGACCAGATACATTGATGATAGAACCAATCATATGTTTCTTAGAGTCGATTGCAATGATAAAGCATTCAGTCGGATTGCAATCACGGATGAGATGCTAGAGAAAGTCTCAGAATATGACGTTGTAATTCTGTCAGATTACAATAAGGGCTTTTTATTGGAAAGCGATATCATCAAGATATCGTCCAGGAATAATGTCGTGCTCCTCGATAGCAAAAAGATTCTTGGTGACTGGTGCGAGTACGTCAAATACGTTAAGATAAACGGAGACGAGTACTCTAAGACAAAGTCAGTTATCAGCGAAAGACTTTCGAAAAAGCTTATTGTCACCCTTGGGAAAGACGGATGCATTTTTCAATGTCAGAAATTCAGCGTTGATAGCGTAAGCGTTAAGGACGTTGCGGGCGCGGGTGACACGTTTATCTCAGCTCTTGCAGTTCAAATTTTGGCAGGAAAAGATCTTCCAGAATGCTTAAAGTTTGCTAATGATTGCGCAACAAAAGTCGTTCAGAAGCGAGGAGTCTCAACGCCAAATGACCGTCTGGACTAACGGATGCTTTGATTTCATACACGCTGGTCATGTTGAAATGCTGCAATACGCTCGCAGCCTGGGCGACAGACTTGTTGTAGGTCTTGACACTGACGAACGTGTGAAAAAGTCAAAAGGAGAAAACAGACCCATTCATTGCTTGCAGCAGAGGATGAAAGTTATCTCCTCGTTGAAGTTTGTTGATGAGGTCGTTCGCTTCTCAAGCGATGAAGAGTTGATCCAGAGGATCAAAGAGTCAGGAGCTAAATTGATAGTGGTGGGTTCGGACTATCAAAATAAGAGAGTGATTGGAAGCGAAATTGTTGACGTAAAATTCTTTGATAGGATCAAAGATCTTTCAAGTACGAGGATAATTGATGAGAATTGTCTTTGATTTAGATGGAACTCTTTGTAACAACACTGAGGGTAACTACGCTCTGGCAGTTCCAAATCTTAAGAGAATATCAAAAGTGAATGAGCTTTTCGAATCCGGAAATCACATTACAATATTCACTGCTAGAGGTATGGGAAGAACTGGCGGCGACGTTTCGAAAGTTAAAAGCATGTTTGAAGATTTGACAAGAAAGCAATTGAGCGACTGGGGCGTGAAATTTCATGATCTAATTCTTGGCAAGCCTTCCGCTGACATTTACATTGACGACAAAGGAGAATCAGATGTTAACTTTTTCAAAGAGTAAGGGCGAATTTCACAAGAAGGGCTGGGGACACGAAGAGTGGGTCGCTAACTCTGAAAAGTACTGCGGGAAAATTCTTCGCTTTGAGGCTGGTAAGAGGTGCAGCTGGCACTATCACAACATCAAAGATGAAGTTTTCTATCTTCTTAGCGGAAAGTTAGAGCTTAAAGTTTCTCATGGCGATGACCTTCAGGAAGCTCAAACTCTAATGCTTGAGAAGGGTGACGTTTTTCATGTCACAACTGGAATGAGACACCAGATGATAGCAATTGAAGACTCAGAGCTGCTAGAGGTTTCAACTCAGCACTTTGAAGAAGATTCTATTCGTCTGAAAAAGGGAGATTGAAAAAGCTCATTTTCTGATCTAGTATTTGAGCATGGAGTCAAAATGAGCATTGGCGTAATTGGTCAAGGATTTGTCGGTGGAAGTCTTACGACCGTTTTTTCCGAACGTGGTGAGACAGTTTTCGTGTATGACAAGGCTGGGAAGCTTGCAACCGGCGGAATCAACGGATTTAAGCAGAGCAACTCGACCAAAGTTCTTTACCCTGGATCTATCGCTGAGTTTGTTCAGCAGTGTGAAGGAAAGTCTGGATTCTCGGGGGTGTTTTTCTTATGCGTCCCAACTCCTATGTATGAGGACGGTTCTCCCGACGTCTCAATTGTAGAGGACGTTCTTGAGCTTGTTTGCGAGGCTCCGTACTCCTCTGACTCTCCTCAGCGAATTGCAGTTATCAAGTCAACTGTTCCACCGGGTTCGACTGAGTGTTGGAACAAGATGTTCAACGATCGTGGTCTCCACGTCGTGTTCAATCCCGAGTTTCTGACTGAGGCAAACGCTGTGAATGACATGCGCGAGCAGAATCGAATTGTTCTCGGTGGACCTCGTCCGCATATCAATACCGTCCGAAACGTATTCCAGCGTGCGTTTCCGAAGATTCCCATCATCAAGACGAGCTCCACCACTGCGGAGATGGTGAAGTACGTGACAAACTGCATGCTTGCAGTGAAGGTCTCGTTTGCGAATGAGATCGCGCAGGTTTGCGAGGCTCTTGATGCTGATGGTCTCAACATCGATTACGACAAGGTGGTCGAGTATGCCAAGGTTGATCGTCGTCTCGGTGAGACGCACTGGTCCGTTCCTGGTCCCGTCCCGACGCATGATGGTCGTTACGTCCGAGGTTTTGGTGGTCACTGCTTCCCGAAAGACATCAACGCGCTCATGAGCGTTGCTCGTAAGTACGACATTGATCCGACTGTTATGCAGGCTGCATGGGATAAGAATCTCGAGGTTCGTGGTCCTGATGATCGCGACTGGGAGAAGCAGGTCGGTCGCGCAGTCAGCAAGCGGAGGCAGTGATGAAAGCGCTTGTAACGGGTGGAGCTGGATTCATCGGCTCCCATGTGGTTGATGCTCTAATCGCACGCGGTGATGAGGTCATTTGCGTTGACGATAAGTCTGCTCCTCAGAATCAGATATTCTACTGGAATGATGCAGCGACAAATATCAACGCTGATATTCGCAATCTTGACGAGAGCGTTTATCATGGCGTTGACGTTGTGTTTCATCTTGCTGCTCGATCCAGGATCCAACCGACCGTTAACAATCCTTCGGAATGTTTCTCTGTCAATGTTCTTGGAACACAGCGCGTGCTGGAGCTCAGCAGGTTAGCAGGCGTGAAGAGAGTTGTTTACTCAGCTTCATCTTCCTACTACGGTCATGCATCGCTGCCACCGTTTCTTGAGTATGCTCCAAAGGGTTGCGCTACCCCGTATTCTCTTTCCAAATGGCAGGGTGAAGAAGTCTGCGATCTTTACACCAAGTTGTACGGTCTTTCGACTGTGTCTCTGCGATACTTCAATGTCTACGGTCCTCGTGAACCTCTGAAGGGTGAGTACGCACCAGTTATGGGCCTGTTCAAACGACAGAAGGAAGCTGGACAACCGATGACGATCGTGGGTGACGGGAAGCAGCGTCGGGATTTCACACACATCAGCGATGCTGTTGAGGCGAACTTGTTAGCAGCAGAGAAGCTGAATGTAACTGGTCCAGTGAACATCGGAACGGGTCGAAACTACTCTATCAATGATCTCGCCGTTATGATCGGAGGAGACCGTATCTACGTTGCTGAGAGAGTCGGAGAGACTCGTGAGACCCTAGCAAACAACATGCGAGCTCGTGAGGAGCTCGGCTGGACTCCGAAGGTTGTGCTAGAGGACTATCTTAAGCAGTAGCTGATCTGGAGCTTAAAAAGTGGTCGTACGTGGTTTAATATAAGCCATGTACGACTATCTCATTATTGGCGCCGGTCTTTTCGGAAGTGTTTTTGCTCATGAAGCTCGTCGTAAGGGCAAGCAGGTTCTTCTGATAGACAAACGCGAGCACATCGGCGGAAACTGCTACAGCGAGCGTCGTGAAGGAATTGACGTTCACAAGTACGGCCCACACATCTTCCATACATCCGATGACCGGATCTGGAAGTTCATGAATCAATTCACTGAGTTCAACAATTTCACGTTGCGACCGAAGGTCAAGCACGGGGACAAGCTGTACTCGTTCCCGATCAACCTGATGACCCTGCATCAGGTGTGGGGAGTGACCAGCCCGGATGAGGCAGTCAAAAAGCTGAATGAGGTTCGTGTTCCATGCGAGAACCCTCGTAATCTTGAGGAGTGGATCCTCTCCCAAGTTGGTCCTGAAATTTACGAGATCTTCATTCGAGGCTACACGATGAAGCAGTGGATGCGCGATCCTAAAGATCTACCTGCATCGATCATCAAGCGTCTTCCGATTAGGATGACTTTTGATGACAACTACTTCAACGATACGTACCAGGGAATTCCAAAGGAGGGATACACCAGTATCTTCAAGTCGATGCTGCAGGGATGCGATCTCGCTCTTAACGAGGATTACTTTAAGGATAGAGATCGTTGGAACTCGATGGCGAAGCGTATCGTATACACTGGAAAGATTGACGAGTTCTTCAATTACAAGTTCGGCGATCTCGAGTATCGTTCGCTTCGGTTTGAGGAGGAACGCCGTGATGGTGATTTCCAAGGCAACGCTATCATCAACTACGGTGAAGCTGGGATCCCATACACACGGATCACTGAGCACAAGCATTTCACCCCAGAACGTCTTGATAAGCTGACAAGCACGATCTATACTAGAGAGTACCCGATCGCGTGGAGTCGAGACGCGACTCCCTACTATCCAATCGGCGATGAAAAAAACAATGAGGTTTATCGAATGTACAAGGAAGCAGCTGAGAGTGAGTCAAACGTGATATTCGGTGGTCGTCTTGCCGAGTACAAGTACTACGACATGCATCAGGTTGTTGGATCCGCCCTGCAGAAGTCGCGGAGGGAGCTTGTCTGATACTCTTCTACCTACTGGTAAAGCTCACGTCTCGTACTCGGAAGTCCGAAATTGGAATGAGTGTCCATTCAGGCACTATCTCCAGCAGATCAAGAAGATCAACCTCGATAAGCCGAGTGAGCATCTTGATTTTGGAACGTCTGTTCACTCAGCCTGTGAAGGTTACCTGAAGACACGAGTCATGGACGTCGATCGTTGCCTGATGGACATCGTTTCAGCTTGGGATTCCAAGGGATTCCCTGAGGTTGAGAAGTGGGCGACATGGGCAAAGAATGCGCTCGAGGAAGTTCCTGCATGGCTTGATGAGACTTTCCCAGGGTGGGAGACGGTGTCTGCCGAGGAAGCGCTCTACGAGTCGATTGAGGATCGAGATGCTTACTTCAAGGGATTCGTTGACTGCATCATCAAGGTTCCTCGTGAGAAGGGTGGTTACGATCTCTGGGTTCTAGACTGGAAGACGGCGGGCGCAGGGGGCTGGTCAGCAGACAAGAAGCAGAACCCACTCACCCTAGCGCAGGTTGCTCTCTACAAGTCCTACCTGATGAACAAGCATAGGGATCTTTTTGACGGCGCTCGCTATGTTAAGTGTGGATACATCCTTCTGAAGAAGGGAGCGAAACCCGGAAAGTGCGTTGAACTCTTCACTGTATCTGTCGGACCTGTGGCGATGCAGAAAGCGAACAAACTTGTCTCGAACACTATCGCTGGGATGCGTAAGGGCGTGAAAGTCAAGAATCGACAGTCATGCTTGTACTGCCCTTACGTGAACACAGAACACTGCACCTAATTTACTTATTGCGCAGAAATCATAGTTTTCTTCAAGGAGGCAATTTCTTGCGTAAGAAGAAGATTTTAGTCCTATCAGATCATGCTCTTTCAACGTCTGGCGTTGGAACTCAAACAAGGCATCTCATAAATGGACTTCTCCAGAAGGGAGAATGGACATTTAGGCAGTTCGGAGCAGCGATGAAGCACGCTGATTATCGAACCATTGTCGTTAATGAAGATTTCATCATCAAACCCATTGACGGATTCGGTACGAAGGAGATGCTCAGGATCACTCTAGCAACAGAGAAGCCCGATCTTATCCTAATATTCACGGACCCGCGTTTCTTTACGTGGCTTTTTGAGATGGAAGACGAGATACACCAGGTCTGTCCAATAGCATGGTGGCACGTTTGGGACAACTGGCCGAAGCCTTCGTTCAATGCTCCCTTCTATAAATCGACAGATCTAATCAACTGTCACTCGTACCTTACATACGAAATCTGTAAGCAAGACTTTCCAGAGAAGACAAACTTCGTTCCGCACGCTCTTCCAGATCAGCTTTTTTACCCGCTTCCAGAATCTCAGATCAAGATAAACAAGCGTGAAATTTTAGGAGAGAGCAAGAAGGACTTCTTCACTCTTTTTTGGGTCAACAGAAATGCCCGTCGTAAGAGACCCTCTGATGTGATCGAAGCTTGGTCTATCTTCATTAAGAGAATGATCGCTCAAGGTAAGAAAGACGCAGTTCTTATCATGCACACAGATCCTTTCGACCAAGAGGGCCCGAATCTTCACGAAGTTGTCAAGATGTTCGGAGTTCAAGATAGCGTTATCTTTTCAACTGACAGAATAGACTTTGAAAAGATGAATGTCCTGCACAACATCTCAGATGCTTGCATGAACATCTCATACGCAGAGGGATTCGGTCTCCCGACTCTTGAGGCTATGCAATGTGGAAATCCGATTATCGCTGTTAAAACTGGAGGCCTGACTAGGCAGGTTGTCGATCATCGAGATGGAACTGAGAATGGAATAGCTCTTCCAGTTGAATTCAAGACTTGCGTCGGCTCGCAAATTGTTCCGTACATTTACGAAGACTACGTTTCAAATGAAACTGTGGCTGATGCGATAGAGAAGATGTACAGAATGGATCCAGACGAAAGAAAGAAGCTTGGTCAAAAGGCAAGAGCATACGTTCAGAGCGAGTTCTCTTACCAAAATGTGATTGATAGATGGCATGAAACTCTGAACGAGACAATAGAAAACTGGAAAAGTCGTTACAAGTCCTGGGAGAAAGTCACGATATGAAGAAGATTCTAGTACGTGGTCCGCTTCTTAGCGAGTCTGGTTACGGAAATCATGCGCGTCAAGTTTTCCGTTGGTTACTTAGCAAGCACTCTGAGGACCAGATAGTGGTTCAGGTGCTTCCTTGGGGCAGCACGAGCTGGTACGTGAATCCTGATGCCGAGGGTGGTCTTGTCAGCGAGATCATGAAGAGAACTGGAGCTGTTGACCAAAAATTTGATGTTTCATTTCAGATTCAACTCCCAAACGAGTGGGACACCAATCTAGCTAATTTTAACGTAGGAATCACTGCACTTGTGGAAGCTGACAAGTGCTATTCTGGCTGGGTCGATGCTTGCAACAGAATGAATGTCGTCGTTATGCCGTCAACGTTTTGTGAAAAGACCTTAAGAAATTCAGGCAACGTGAGGACACCTGTTCTTGTGATTCCTGAAAGCTTCACCAACGAAGTTATCACATCAAATCACAAGCTTGATTTGCAGCTTGAAACAAATTTCAATTTCTTGATTTTAGGAACTATGACAGGGAACAACCCTTTCAACGACAGAAAGAATATCTTTTTTGCGTTGAAGTGGCTCTGTGAGGAATTTGCGAATGATCCTGACGTTGGAATAGTCCTTAAGACCAACGTGGGTCGTGGAACGCGTGTCGATTGGGACGGAGTTCAGAATATGATCTCGAAAGCTGTCTCAGAGGTCAGACGAGGACCGTTCCCGAAAGTTCATATTATTCACGGAATGATGTCTAACGATGAGATTGTTGGTCTTTACAAGCATCCAAAGATCAAAGCTCTTGTTTCTCCAACTCGTGGAGAGGGTTTCGGGCTACCACTTCTTGAGGCATCAGCATCAGGTCTCCCAGTCGCGGCAACTGACGGTACTGGACACATGGACTTCATGAAGTTAGGAAAGTTCGTCAAATTTGAGTACGACCTGGAAGAAGTCCATGAGTCTAGATGCGATGAGCACATCTGGATGCGTGGATCAAAGTGGGCAAATGTTAGAGCGCAAGATTTTAAGAAAAAGCTAAGAAAGCTGAAGTCTTCGCCGGATGTTCCTCGTCAGTGGGCACAAGAGCTTGCTGAGAAGTTAAAGGTAAGCCACAGCCCTCAAGCTATCAACGAAGAATACGAAAGAGCGCTGGGTCAATTTTTAGCATGATCTGGGCTCTTGGTACGATAATCTTCTTAGAAACTGTTTTGCTTGCGTTTGTCTCGATTTTTGCATTTCGAGCTGCGTCAGCAATCTTTAGGGTTCAAGATGCGATTGAGGAATCACTTGATGTTCTCGATAAACGCTACGAATCAATATCTAAGATACTGAAAATTCCCCTCTTCTATGATTCTCCCGAGATCAAGAGGGCAGTCGAAGACATCAGAAAATCACGTGAAGCCGTGCTGTATGTCGCAAATCAACTTACCTCAATACAGGAAGAAGACAGTGGGAACGAAGAGAATAATAAAGAGGGGTAACGGAACGGGAACCCTATACTTTGATGCTAACACTCAGAAAGCGATCGAGCTGTTTCAGCTAGCTACAGAGAATGAGATTCGACACGAGCTTTATCTCAGGAAGATTATGCCAGCTTTTGATAAGCTGGTTGAAAGTTTGATCTTCATCTACGGTTTCGCTAGTCCCAATGAGCCAATTGAGCACATGAAGAATGACTGCGTCACTTTTCTCTACGAGTCTTTGCATAAATTTGACGCGACTCGCGGGACAAAAGCTTTTTCGTACTTCAACGTTGTGGCTAGAAATTGGCTCGTAATATCATCAAAGAACCGTCAGAAGAAGATTAAGAGATTCGTATCGATAGAAGATCTGAAGGAAAGCAAATCAGCTGAAGCTGAGATGTACCACAATACTCTCATCGGATCAACGCCAGAGGATCAGATAGTAAGTGCTGGACAACGAGATGCTATACTTGAGATGCTTCGAAAGATCAAGAAGTCTCTTAATCAACCACATGAGCAGGCTTGCATCGATGCTATCATAACTGTGTTTGAGCAGATCGACGATCTTGATTTCCTGAATAAGAGAGCTGTCTTTGTCTACGTCAAGAACATCTCGAATTTGAATCAAAAGCAGTTAGGATCTGCGATGTCAGTCATCAGGAAACACTACAGGACAATAACTAAAGGTACTGGAGGGTTTCTCTGATGGGAACGATAGACAAGATGCTCGAGAAGCTGAAGGAAAACGACAAGAAAGTCGAGCAGTTTTCTGATATTTTGGACGGAATCGAGAATGCTTCAGAAAAGAAAAAGATGCTTTGGAAAGAAATCTACGAGAATGCTGTAGTAGATCGAACTAACGCTCACATTCTTTTCACTGATCTTTATTCACAGATGGGTGGGTCAGCTGCTGATCACGCAACGCTTGGACAAACTTTAACCAAGTACCTTGAGCGTATGTCAAAAAGCAACGAGCAGTTACTTAACTTATCAAAGCAAATCTCTGAATCAGAGAGCTCAAGCGTTGAGATCTCAGAAGAAGAAATCTTTGAAAGGATCAAGAAGTAATGTCGACAGTTTTCTTTCGCGGTCTTGTCGTTGATGTTGTTAACACAGTTTCAGGACTTACTGATCGCAGAAGATCTCTTAGCGACTATAAATCGCTTGTCTTCACACCTGCTTACGCAGAGATTCCAAGAAATTCAGCAGTTGTGAAGCCGATCTCGATGGGAGAGTCAAAGCAGAGTGATAGAGAGATTGTTTGCTATCCTTTCTTCTCTTCTCACTTTTGCCTTCCTCTTAAACCCGGAGAAGAAGTCTGGTTCGTGTATGAGAATGCAGACAACAAGGGTGGAGGTGTCGGCTATTGGATGTCAAGAGTCAGTGCTCCTAATCACGTTGAAGACACAAACTTCACTTTCTTTAAGAGAACGTACGGACAACCCGCTGTCAAAGAGCCAAAATCTCTCTCTGCAAAATTTTCTAATGAAGAAGATGAGTCTGATGATCAATCAACGATAGAAAGCCCAACGACCGATCCTGAAGAAATGGTCAAAGTTCTTGAGTACGCGAAAGAAACTCATAGATTTGAGGCAGTTCCTCGTTACAACAAGAGAGCTGGTGACTTGATCCTTCAAGGTTCCAACAACACGTTGATAATGCTAGGAGAGGCTCGAGGTCATTTTGCAGCTAACTCTGATTCGATCAAGTTTAGCGCAAACGACGACGACGTTGATCCCAATATGGGAGCCATTGACATCGTTGTCGGTAGAGGCGGTCGACCAGTTACAGCTGCAACTGAGATAAAAGATTCATTTTTGAATACTCCAGAGAACGATAAGCGAACCAATAGACCGACCGAAGGCGATGCAGATTTCAAAGAGGACGCAGCCCGACTTTATCTAGTTGCTGGAACCTCACAAGACAAAAAGAATCATCCAGACAATCTTCTTTCTCTTAAGCTTCCGTCGGATGCTGGATTTCTAGGTTTTCCTGCGAGTAAGAAGAGCAACGGATCGTTCGCCGTCTTAAAAGCTGACAATCTTCGCTTAATTTCAAGGGGAAGTAGAACGTTACCTGAAGCGAAGGGGTTCGAGGGTCTTTTTAACAGAGAGAAAAAAGATCCTGGTTCAATCATAATCATGAAGGAACCGAGTACGAACGAGTCTGGAGCGGCAAAGCTCGACGGCGCTTCAGTTATCCTTCATGAAACTGGAGTTCTACATCTGTCTGGAAAGCAAATTAGATTGATGTCATACGCTTCGAAAGGAGCAAAAGAACCGTACGTCAAGTACAGCGTTCTCGTCGATTTCCTTAATAGCATACTGGCTGATATCAACAATTTCTGCACGCAGCTCACAACTGTCGCAAGCTCTCTTACGACGTCAGCGAATGCAGGAGGTCCCGTCCCTGGAGCAGTTATCGCTGGAACAACATTGACTGTAGCAGCAACGAGCTTGCAAGCTTCAATTCTGACGAAACAAGTACAGCTTAAGACTGCAGCTATAGGTCTTGGTTCAACGATCATCTACGGAGAGTGACGCTAAGCGATTCACGAAAATAGAGGATCGCTCTATTTATGTTGAGAGGAACTCCGGTGGCACAAGCAAGATCTTACAGCTTCAACAGTGTCGGAACAAAAAAATCTGACTTTGATGAGCGCAGCAAAGCGGTTGTCACCGCCCCTCCGATCGGAATTAAGACTCCGCTAGAGCTTGGAAGTACCGAGGATGGAATCTTCAGGATGCATCGTTCTCTTGGGGACCAGATAAGAGACAATCTAGCGAACTTGATCCTCACTAATCGTAATGAGAGGCTCGGATTTGTGGATTTCGGAGCTAATCTAAAGCCCATTCTACATGAGCTTGCTTCAGAAGACGGTGACCAGGAAGCAATGAGAAGGATCAGCGCTGCTGTCTCGAAGTATATGCCGTTCGTAATTCTTGAAAATTTTATCGCAACTCCCCAGGATGCTGGGCTAACAGCTCTTTCAAAGATAAAATTAGCAATTACTTACTCTGTGCCACGCGCAAACTTGACGCAGCAGACACTATCAATCACATTCAACTTTACGGGATGATAAATGGCGGGTGACCAGCAGCTTAAGAACTTGAGAAATCGAACGTATCTTAACAAAGATTTCGATTCTTTCAGAGGCGATCTCCTGAGATACGCTAGAACGTATTTCGGAGACAAAATACAAGACTTCTCGGAAGCAAGCGTCGGTGGTTTGATGCTCGATATGGCTGCTTCCGTGGCAGACTCGATGTCATTTTATCTCGATCACCAGTTCAGAGAAATGTCATGGTCGACAGCTGTCGAGAACGCGAACGTTTCAAGGATGATAACTGAAGCTGGAATCAAACCGAAAGGAGCTTCTCCTTCGGTCGCTACAGTATCGATGTTCGTAGAAGTTCCTTCAAGATTTATCGATGGGGAATACGTCCCAGATGAGGACACTCTTCCTAAAGTTCTCCAGAGCACGCTTTTGGCGTCATCAGCTGGAATCATATTCTCGACTGCCGAGGACGTCGATTTTGCTGAGAAAAATCGACTTGGTGGGCTTGCGTCGAAATACGTGGTTGGAAACGTTGACGCATCCGGAAATCCCTCAAGCTTCGTAATGAAGCGTGACGTCTCATGCGTATCCGGAAAGATTGCGATCGAATCTTTCGAGATAGCAGCAAATCCAGATCCATTTTTCACAATTTCACTTGGAAATTCTGACCCGAGCGAAATTGTGGAGGTCGTTGACTCAGAAGGGAATGTTTACTACGAAGTTCAAACTTTAAGTCAGGACACCGTTTTTAGAACTTTCCCAAATCTTTCTGTCGATTCCGAAGAAGTTTCCAGATCCATCGAGGTTATTCCGGCTCCAAGAAGATTTGTTCATAACTTCGATGTGACATCTAGAAAGTCCAAGATACAGTTCGGGGGTGGAACTGCTCTTACCACGGCTGATGATGCGATTCCAGATCCTGAAACTTTGGCTCTGCCGCTCTACGGAACTTCAACTTTAAGTCGTTTTAGCATCGACCCAAGCTCGCTTCTAAACACGAAAACTTTGGGCGTCAAACCCGAGAATACTACAATAACAGTGACTTATCGATACGGAGGCGGAGCATCTCATAACGTTGCCGCGCGAACAATTCGTGGAATACAGACGCTTAAGATGGAATTTCCGGATGCATGTCCTGCGTCGGTCGCTTCCTCCATCAGAACCACGTTCGATGTTAGAAACGATTCGCCTGCTTCAGGAGGCAGCAATGCGCCGACTCTCGAAGAAATTCGTTCTCAGATTCCTGCCGCTAGAAATCAGCAAGAGAGAATCGTTACAAAAGAGGACCTGATCTCTAGAGTGTACACGCTTCCAACAAAGCTCGGGAGAGCCTATCGAGCTGCCGTTAGGCCGAATCCAGACAATCCTCTGGCAAGCCAACTCTTCATCTGTTCGAAGGACAGCTCGGGATTCTTAACGGTCTCTCCTGATACTCTTAAGAAGAACCTACGAGTCTATCTTAATGAGTATAGACTGATCAGCGATGCGATAGACGTTCTTGACGCTAAAGTGATCAACTTCCGCGTTAAGTTCACTGTTTTCATTTCACCTAACGCCAACAAATCAACCACACTGCAGTCCGTTATTTCGAGACTTACTGGAATTCTGACCGTAAATAACTTCCAGATCGATCAGCCGATCATGCTATCAGACATGCAGAACGTCATAATCAACACCCCCGGGGTATTGACCCTAGTCGACCTTAAGGTCGAAAGTCTTAGTGGGGTGATTCAGGAAAGAACGTACTCGAACGTGACTCATAACGTCAAGCAGTACACGAAGCGAGGTGTGGTCTTTGGACCACCCGGAAGTATTTTTGAGCTTAGATATCCCCAGAATGACATTATCGGGACGGCACTCTGATGTACATAATCGCAACAGCTTCAGCTGACACTTACATCACGAATAAGATAGTCGATGGATCTCGCGTTAAAGACGCTAACGTCGGACGAGCGGGAACTCTTGATCTTTTTAAGCTCTATGACGAGACTCTCTCTGGATCAACAGGCGGACACACAGAACTCTCTCGACTGCTCCTAAAGTTTGACATCTCTCGTTTGGTTTCTCTCTCTTCTGGGTCTCTTGACGTGAATTCTAGCACTTTCACGGCACGTCTTAGATTGAGATCAGTTGCAACGAACTTGCCTGTTCCGCAAAATTTCACCGTCTCAGTTTTTCCGCTCGCGAGAGACTTTAGTGAAGGTTTCGGTCGTGATGTAGCTTCATTCACGGATATCGACTCTTGCAACTATCTTAGCTCTTCATCTGGAGTTCTATGGTCGATCTCCGGAGCTTACGGATCTGGAGCTGTAGGAGACACCGGGGTAGATTATTTCTCATCAGGTAATCTTCAAGACGGTCTAGGACTTAGAAGCCTTGAGTCAAAGCAGCAGTTTGTTGTTGGTAATGAGGATCTTTTCGTTGACGTAACCGACGTGGTATCCGCAACAATCTCAAACTTGATACCGAACTATGGTTTTGTCGTAGCTTTCACATCCAGCCAGGAGACTGATCAGACGACGAGGTTCGTCAAGAGGTTTGCTTCAAGGCATGTGACTAACAAAGAGCTGGTCCCTCACTTAGAAGTCAGCTCGAATAGTGCAATCTTCGATGCGCATATATCTTCTTTCTTTGATGCTTCTGGATCTTTATATCTCAACAACGTGGTCGGGTCTGTGGCGAGCAACTTGCTTTCATCTTCCCAGAGTATCACGGGATCGAACTGCTTGCGCATCGTTCTTTCCACTGGATCTTTCACAAAGATCATTTCTGCTTCACAGCAGACAGTCAGTTCGTTCCAAAAACCAGGTTCTTACGTTGGATCCTTCTTCATCTCGGCGCAAGACAGCTCGGTCGTAACAGGGACTCTCAAAATTTCTGATTACGCGCGAGCCTCAGGGTCCATCACTTTCAGCGAAAAATGGCAATCGATAGATGGAAGCGTGGTCTATCTCTCAACTTTTCTAACATGCTCGATGCCAGAGAGAACAGCTCTGAGTGCAGTTCCGCGGCAACTTTCGATTAAGACAACAAACTTCAGGTCGAAGTACGATGCTAATTCGTCCCATCGCTTACGAGTCTTCGCGTATGATTCGAACTACGAACCGTCTGCTGTTCGTGTTCCCAAGCCCGTTAAGAGCGCGCTTCCAGAGATGTACTACAGGATAAGAGACATAGAGAGTAATGTCTATGTTCCTTTTGAGAGAGATCGAGGTGGAACAAGACTTTCAAATGATGCTTCAGGTTTGTTCTTTGATCTTTACACCGACGGCTTACCAGCTGGTAAGCTAATGACAGTAGATTATCTGGTAATCGATCAAGGATCGGAGTACATTGTCGAAGATAAAAACGTAAGATTCACGGTGGGGTCCTAAGTGCCTAACAGCTTCTACGCAGGCGGATTCGCCAAAGAGCAGCTTACGAAAGAGCTGGAGGGTAACAGCTCTGTTATTCGCGATGTCACCGCTGCTGATGTTGAAGAGCTGAACCTCTCAACTTCTTCATCTTTTCGTTTTGATCCCCCGGGCTCCGGTTTTAAGTCCACACAGCAGCTGCCACTTGACTGGTCTCTTTTTGAGAATCACACGTTCTTTAACTCAGCTCAGGCAAAAACGAACGTAGCTTTTGAGACTATCTTCAATTCGTTTCCTTTCGATGGTCCTCGCTTAGAGATTGAGACTTTCTTTGATAACTTAACTGGTTTCGAGAAATACGTTTTCGACTCATCACCGAAGAGCGTCGGTTATCTAAACTTTGACACAAGTAATTACGTTAAAGTTGTCGACAGTGCTGGTTCTGAAATACCCGTGATGTCGAGAGACAAATCTGGTGCTCCGAAACTTGATCCGGGCTTATCATCGATGACAGTCGAGATGCAGCTGTTCGTCCCATCGGCGATCAACGGAAACCAAATAATTCTGCAAAAGCTAAGCGGTTCTGATAAAGGGTTCACACTAGCTCTTTCGCAGAGCTCTTCAAGAAGCACCTGCAATCTAAATTTTTTCGTCTCATCCGGATCGGCTTTCATGACCTCATCGGTGCAGGTCAGCAAAGGCACATTTCAATCTGTTGCTGCACAGTTCAACAGAAGCCCGGGCGTCGATCGACTTTACCTCTTCAAGAACGGAGAGCTAGTTTCATCGTCTAGCAACTCAACGTACATTGGTCAGATAGATTTTAAGTCGAGCCCTCTTTTGATAGGTTCTGGCACCAATCACAGTGTTGGGAGCTCGTACACGTTCATACCAGCCTCAAAGCTTTCAGGATCTATTGATGATCTTCGTATCTTCCACAGGAATAGAACTGCTCTTGAGATAAGCTCCAGCATGCGATCGACTGTGTACTCTGAGCAATCTCTTAAATTGCTGTATAGGTTCAACGAGCCTACAGGATCGTATACGAACAACTCAACGGTTATCGACAGCTCGGGTAATGGACTTCATGCCACTATTAGCAATTACTCGACTTCGCAACGAGTGGCGCACGCTGCATCACCCTTAACTTTTGAGAAGATAGAGCACTCACCGGTTCTTTTCCCAGATCATCCGGACGTGGTCTCTCTTAACACGTCGTTGCTGACCTCAGCGTCCCAATACGATGCCAATAACCCGAATCTTATCACAAAGCTAATCCCGCAGCACTATCTTACCAGGGAGCAGGACTTCTACGTTCTAGATTCGATAGACGGAGGTGTCGGAGACAGCATCGATTCTGGAAACACACTCCCTCGTGACACGAGGCTGGGGTCTGTTCAGCTCATAAGCTCGTTGCTCTATGTTTGGGCGAAGCAATTCGATGAGGTAAAATGCTTCATTGATCACTTCTCGAAGCTAAGAACAACGGATTACTCTGATGCAGGAACGATATCCGATCAGATGCTTCCATTTCTAGCTCAACATTACGGTCTTAACTTACCGAACATGTTTAGGAACGTTGAAACTTCAAGGTTTGTTCTTGGAGAATCAATGGCCTCCGAAGTTATGGATCTAGAAGCTTCGTATCAAGCTGTTCAAAATACGATTTGGAGGCGAGTTCTCAAAGAGTTTCCTTTCATCATGAAATCGAAAGGAACCCTGCACGCTGTTAAGAGCCTGATTCGTTCTGCTGGAATCGAACCCGACAGCATACTAAAGTTTAAAGAGTACGGCGGAACAAAGAGCGGGTACATACTTCCAAACAGGTCCAACAAATCCGTTGTTCAGGGAATGCTGAATTTCAGCGGTTCTCTCTTCGAAGGTGCAGTCAGCTACAATTCTATCACTGGAATCCCGAACTATCTTCCGTTCGTTTCAAGCTCATACTTGAGCGCCTCACGAGTTGAACCGGGTCTTCCGACAAAATCAAACACGGTTTCAGACGGCTTGATGACCTCAGGTTCATGGTCATACGAAGCTTTCTACAAATTCGAGCCAGGAGTAAATCACGCGCCCGTTCAGAGCTTGGCCCGGTTTCATGTCACCGGAACCTCATCTCCAAGCAACCATCACGGAGTTTTCGCAAATCTTGTCGCCACGTCCGGAATAGCGACATCATCTCTCGATCTCTATGTCGCAACTTCGAACGGATCATCAAACCCATACCTTCGTCTTACTTTGACTGGAAGCGATCTTTTCGACGGTTCTACGTGGCATGTCTCATTCGGTCGCGACATGACTGAGAATGAACCGAGCTCATCCTACTACGTCTGGGCTGCTCGCCAGGGTCCAAGTGTTTCCGACTACCTGCGTGTCACTGGATCCTACTTCGATGCTGGTACTGTAGTTGACACCATCTCGTCATACAACACATCAGGAGCGTTCTTCTGCGTTGGTCCGCAGGCCTTGTACGAGGCAGGCTCGAAGCTCCTTAACGCAACGTCGATTCCCGCAGACGCGAAAGAGTCGATGTTCAGCGGAAAGATTTCAAGGATCAAGTTCTGGTCAAAAGCTCTCACCAACGATGAGCTTCTCGAGCATGCTAGAAACGTCGAATCCGTCGGCGTGGAAAATCCAGCCACAAACTACAACTTCGTTCGCACGATGTCTGGATCATGGGAGAGGCTGAGATTTGACGCTGCATGCACCCAAGAGCTGACATCATCGGCTGCTGGTGGATCGCTTAGGTTGATCGACTTCTCGCAAAACAACCTTCATCTCATCGGTTCGGGTTTCGGAAATCAACAGCAGGTGATCGTTAATGAAAGGGTCGCATCGTCAGTGATCTCGATGCAATTTGACGAGGCGCAGACCACGAACAAGATAAGAATACGAGGATTCCAGGATTACGATCAGGCGATTCGTGACAATGCGGAGATCTCTCCTGTTTATGAAACCGTAAGGTCCGAGGTTCCAGTTGATGACCTTAGATTCTCGATAGAGGTCTCAGCGACCAGAGTTCTAGACGAGGATATCTCCAAGATATTTGCGACCCTGGATGAGATAGACGATGCGATCGGGTCGCCCGAGCTTCAATTCTCACCTGACTATCCTCGTCTT